AAAATCATTTTATTCACAATCATATTCCATTAAACAATATTTTCCGATCCGTACATTTAATGACGTTGAAGTATACCCAAAATTAAAAAATAATTTATTAAATTATAGAGTTGATGATTATAGGACGAACATATATCCATTTAGTTCAACAAAATATTTAAGTTATTTAAATCTTAATGGATCTTCCGTTGAAAAATTCGGAGTAGATAATTTTACATACCAAGGGTTTTTAGAAATCGATACAACACAAGGATTAATATCTGGAAAAAAGGACTCAAAATTTTGGGTTAAACAAGGTTATACTACTAATTTATTTTCAATGCCAATTAATGTTGATAATAATAAAACTAACATATTAAACACCCCATATTTTCATAAACAATTGTTTGCGGATTTTATGGATACAGATGTTAACGGACCAAATGGTAGATATACAGCATCGGCTTATTTATTTTTAAATTCTTTACCTTTTGTTGATTTGGATGATAATGTAAATTATGATGGGATGATTATAATGGTTTCATCATTATTTAGAGAAATTAGTACGTCGCAATATGTTCCTTATTTCTTAATGTTGAAATGGGGGTCAATTTATCACAGATACAAAAAATATATATTAGAAGGTAAAGATATATTAAGTCAACAAAAAAATCTAAATGAAGGTTGTATCATAACCGGTATTACCTCACATAGTGGTGTAACGGGATTTACAACGACAAATATAAATGGAAGTAGATTTTTTGATAATCAAAATAACTTAACATTTTTTACTAATTCAGGAGGGACTCAACCTGTTAGATATACAGGTGACACTAGTGGTTATAGTGATGTTGGTATACATCCTTATTATGATAATATTTTTTATAATGTAGTAAACAACGATAGTTTCTTCATATATTTAAGTGGTGCCACTGAAAATTATACAACCGCAATTACAAATGGAAAATTAAAATTAAAAAAATACGATAGTAGAGGAACCAACAAAATTAATTATTGGACACAATATGTTAATAATGGAAATAATGGATATACTTTATTACCGTCCACAGGTGGTAACTTACATCACGGTAAAAAACAATCATTAGTAAATAATGACACACCATTTAGTGATAATTCTTTTGCGTTAGAAGAACAAAATAATTTTAGAATTATTTGGGAAGATGAATATATTAATAACACATATAGTGGTAAGACATTTTTCTCACCGGAAGAATATAACAGAACAATAGGTAATTTTTATAATTTAAGTAGTAACAATAAAAAGGTATTTGATTTAATTGCGACTTTTAATCCACAAATGTTAGAAGATTTTGAAACTCACTTTTTAAACTTCGCATCTGAAAAAGTTAATTTAAATTATTCTGATAAATCGTTTAGTTTAACAAAATATGGTAAGTTTCAAGAAGTATTAAGAGACATAGTAAACCTTTCATATGATAAAAATAGTGATTCTGATAACATTGATACTCAAATTCAGAATTTAAAAAAGAAACAATCTGAAAAGTTAAAAACAATTACAACTTCATTATTATCAAATAATGATTTAATAAATATAACAATTGGAAACCCAAAAGAGTTAGACCCACATGTAATTAATGGTTTTATTGACATTAATAAAACAGATAAATTTAAATACGATACTTACGATTTGACCGCACAATCGGGAGACACAAAATATATTCAATTATATGTAGGACCGTATGTAACTGGAACGTCTTTAAATAATGAATATTTAGATAATGAATATTTAGATTTCTTTAAAGATAATAATGTTAAATTAAATGAATCAAACGTATTAATGTTTAGATCATTAATATACATTTACGCGGGATATATAAAAAATGGTGGAACACGAGACAAATATACATTCCAACAATATCTATATAAAAATATTATTTTTAATAGTGAAAATAATACAGGTCTAAATAATAGAATGTCATTATTCTTTAGTACTTTGATACCTCAATTTTCATCTTTTAATATTGAAGAATCTAAAAGTAAAATAGATTTTTTTGATGGTTATAATAATAAACCATTAAAGGTTGAGTTATATAATTTCTTTAAATCTATGAACGATAAATGGATTGCAGGAAATTCTATAGGTCAAAGGTCACTTTTAGAAGAGTTTTTATTTTTAGATAAGGCTAATAAAGACATAGGCAATGAATATTTTATAGACATATCACGATTACTCAATTTAGGAGAACCCGAAAACATTAAACAAAATTTATTCAGTTCAATATCAATATTATTACAAGATACAGGTTTTGATCTAAGAGCATTACCAGCTTATATTAATTTCTATGGAACAAATTTTTCAAACACACCTAAATTAACACCATCCAAAAAAATAGCACAAAATATATTTGGAACATTCTTAGAAGTTGATTATCAAGAATCATCACCTAAAATTATAGTACAATATGTAGGTAAAAATTCGACAAGACCTGACATGTCAGATAATAAAAAATATAGATTTACTGACGATAGTTTTAATATTGGTAATACTAATAATAACCCAGTTATGATTACTTTACCTAAAGTATTTCAAACGGGAGATTTATCTAAAACAAATAAAGTAGTTGCATTTGAAGTAAGTTTTGGAGATCAAAATCAAAGTATTTTTAAAGGTATTAGTTTAGATCAGGCATCAATTAAAAATACAACAGAGTCATTTTACGTATTAGAAAACTTAGCTAGAAGTGAATCGGGTTCATCATCACATAATGTTGATATTGGTTTATATGAGTATTATAGACAAGCGGCATACACATGTGAAATAACTTGTATGGGTAATGTTATGATACAACCTACGATGTTTTTCTATTTGAAAAATATCCCTATGTTTAAAGGAACATATTGGATAACTGAAGTTGGTCATGAAATTAGGAATAATAATATTGTAACCAAATTTAAAGGATCGAGAATGCCATATACAGCATTACCTGATTTGACAGATTCATTTATGTCAAGTTATAGAACATTATTTGATAAACTACAACAAAAGGCGATCAATAGGGTTAATGGTTCAGATAAAGTTACGGAAACAAGTGCATCAATTGTAACTGCCGACGGTAGTCAATACACATATGATATGGGTCCTGATAAAAAGAAAGTACCGGGAGAAAAGGTTACTTTAGACGATGTGGGAGTAACCGTAAATGGAATACCATATAATGGATTTAATGAATTTAGATATATTGTTCAAGTTGAATATAAAGGTGATAAATGGTTAAGAGCACAGGTGGTTAGAATGGGAGAATCAAATTATTCGATGAACGATACGGACAGTATGTCTTTAATAACTAAATCTAATTTTAAACAAGATCCAGCGTTTACTTGGGGTAATATTAGACAATTTAGTGATAAAAATTATTTCTATTCAACCAGATTTATTTTAGATAAAATGGATGTTAATGAAACATTAACAGATTATAAAACACTTTTCCTAAATCCAAATAAAAATAAAAATATAACAGTAAATCATCAAGATAGTTCAGATAAAACTAAACCAATAGCTATAGGTCCAATTGACAATATTAGGGATGAAAAAGAATATGGAATTGCTCTATCACCTAAATTGATGAAAGATTTAGATTTACAAGATGGTGATATTGTTTATTTTAAATTGGAGAAAGTGTAATATTAATAAAACTTGGGATATTTATAGTAATAAAACAAATATTATGGAAAATAATAGATTAAATAATACCATGGATCAGTTTTTAAACCCTAAAAAGGTTAAAAACGTATCTAATGATGGTATGGAAAGAGAAGAATGTGATTTAGTAACAGGAGAATGTTATACAATCAGAGAAAAAGACGGTATCGTTGAAAGAATAAACAAAAGATATATTACCAATGACGGTAGACAATTATTACAAGATTAAGCCATGTTAGAGAAAAAATTATTAGAAGAAGTAAAACGTTTCAATTCCATCAATAAGTATGGTAAGAAAATGATCATGGAGCAAGACGCTCCCCCACCAGCACCAGCAGAAGATCCATTAGGTGACGTACCTCCTCCACCAACAGGTGATGTACCTCCTCCACCTCCAGCAGGTGACATGGGTGGTGATGTTCCACCTCCACCGGCAGATGATATGGGAACCCCTCCAATGGATGAAGCAGGTATGGGTGGTGATACTGAAGAAATGGATATTACAGATTTAGTTAATATGACTAAGAATATCAAAAACGATCTTGAAAATAATAAACAAGACAATTCTGCAGTTATAAATAAAATGGATGACGTATTCACCAAACTGAATGACTTAGAAAGTAAATTGGCTCAAATGGATCAAGTTATGGCTAAGATTGACCAATTAGGTGCAACAGTCGAAGCTAACAAACCTAAAAGTGAAGTTGAAAAACTTGAAATGAGGTCTTTAGATTCATACCCATTCAATGAAAAACCACAAGAGTTCTTCGCACACAAACAAGGTGAAATGAGAGCTAGTGGTAAAAACGAATATGTATTAACTAAGGATGATGTTGAGAACTATGCGCCCGATGCGTTAAGAAGTTCATTTAACCCAAACGAAGAACAAAAAGATGAATATAGCTTCTAAAATAAAGTTCTTAATGGAACTTCAGGCTCAAGTTAAAATTAACCATTGGCAAACCAAAGGTTACGCAAGACATAAAGCCTTTGACAAGTTATATGAAGGATTAGTTGATTTGACAGACACGTTTGCTGAGGCCGCGATGGGTAAGTACGGTAGATTTAAATTAGAAAATGAAGATAAAACATTAAACGTTGTAAATTTATCTGAATTGGATTTAAAGAACATGTTACAAACATCTAAAGAGGCGTTAATCCAATGGAGTAGTGAGTTTGATTCAACAGATACGGATTTATTGAATATCCGTGATGAGATTTTAGGACTATTAAATAAAATAACATATCTATTAACATTAGAATAAAAATAAAAAAAAATATTTAAGATGCAATCAGGATCAGCAGCAAGAACAGCTTCAAATACAGCAACAGGTTCATTAACATATATCGATGGTTTAATATCAGGAGCAACAGCTCAAGGACAATATCAAATTACTTTAGACCCAAGATATGTGAATGACGCAATAGTAACCACATTAAGAAATTATGGTTATAAAATTCAGACTAAGAACAATTTCATGGGTACCAATAACGATTATGTGATTAGTTGGTAACAAAAAAATACTTTAAAAATAATTCAACCCAGATTTTATAGTCTGGGTTTTTTTATGTATATTATAACATAAATGATTATTAAAATTTAAATCAAAATCACATGTCTACATTTGACGCAGTACTAAAACAGTACGAACAAAACAAAAACGCCACAAGTGGCAATTCAAACAAGATGTCTTCAGAAGACAGATTAAAACGTTATTTCACAACCGTATTACCTAAAGGTTCTAAAGGTGAAGAAAGACGTATCCGTATTTTACCTACAAAAGATGGTTCTTCACCATTTGTAGAGGTTAAATTCCACGAAGTTCAAGTGGACGGTAAATGGGTAAAATTATATGACCCAGCACAAGAAGGAAAACGTTCTCCATTAAACGAGGTTTGTGAAGGATTAATGATGAGTGGTGTAGATTCTGATAAAGAATTAGCACGTAACTATCGTTCTCGTAAGTTTTATATCGTTAAAGTGATCGATCGTGATCATGAAGCGGATGGAGTTAAATTTTGGAGATTTAAACACAATCACAAAGGTGACGGTGTAATTGATAAAATCTTCCCAATCTTCCGTAACAAAGGAGATGTTACCAATCCTGATAATGGTCGTGACTTAATCTTGTCATTAACATTAACTAAAGCAGGAACAGGTAAAGAATATACTGTTATCAATTCAGTATTAAACGACGATCCAAGTGCATTACATACTGATGCTGATGTTGCGAAAACATGGTTGGACGATGAATTAACTTGGTCAGATGTTTATTCTAGAAAGAGTGAAGATTATTTGGAAATGGTTGCAAGAGGTGAGGTTCCACGTTGGGACACTGCAAGTAGCAAATGGGTTTCTAATTTAACAACAGAAGAAACTATCGGAGCACCGAAGTCTTCAACTCCTGTTGTTGATCCACAAGATGACGCAGAAGTAGACGGTGACTTACCGTTCTAATTATTAACGGAGGGGTGGAGATAACGTCAGAAGCCCCATTTTTAAAACAATATTATGGCAGGTATAAAAAAGACTGATTTCTCAGCAATTAAAAAGAAGTTCTCGAAAGAGGCAGAATATAAACCAGATCGTTTCTTTGATTTGGGTGACGCTTTCTTAGACGCTTGTGGTATTCCAGGTCCTGCAATGGGACATATCAATATGTTATTAGGACATAGTGATACGGGTAAAACTACGGCACTCGTAAAAGCTGCGGTTGATGCACAGAAGAAAGGAGTCGTTCCTGTGTTTGTTATTACCGAACAAAAATGGAGTTGGGATCATGCGGAATTAATGGGATTTAATAAAGACGGAGATTATCTTTTCAATAGTGATTTTGAATATATCGAACAAATCACAGAATATATCAATGAACTATTAGATGCACAAGAGAAAGGAGATTTACCTCACGATTTATTAATCCTTTGGGATTCGGTAGGTTCGGTTCCTTGTAAAATGACTTACGATGGTAAAGGTGGTAAACAACACAACGCGTCGGTTTTGGCTGACAAAATTGGAATGGGTATCAACCAACGTATATCAGGTTCAAGAAGGACAGATAAACCTTATACGAACACATTAATCATTGTTAACCAACCTTGGGTAGAATTACCTGATAATCCTTTCGGACAACCGAAGATTAAAGCAAAAGGTGGAGAAGCAATTTGGTTAAACTCAAGTATCGTATTCTTATTTGGTAATCAAAAAGGAGCAGGAACAACGAAAATCTCAATCACAAAAGATAAGAGAAAAGTTAAAATAGCAACAAGAACAAAAATCTCAATTATGAAAAACCACATCAATGGTTTAGGATATGAGGATGGACGTATCTTGGTTACATCACACGGATTTATGCCAGGTAGAGAAGACACTGAAGAGAAGAAATCTATCGAGGAGTATAAAAAAGAAAGTGGTGATTACATCAGTAAGATGTTAGGTGTTAATGTTACAGACATCGCAGACGTAGAAGTTGTAACAGAAGAAAGTGATCTTTAAATTTAACAAATGTCGGTTTTACTTGTTGATGGAGACAATCTATTAACTATTGGTTATTACGGTGCAAAGAACGTGTTTTATAAAGGAACACATATCGGTGGTATCTACCACTTTCTAAACACTTTAAGAAGATCTTTTGAACAATACCAATTAGATAAGATTGTTGTCTTTTGGGACGGATTAGAAGGTTCACAATGTAGAAGAAAGATTTACTCACACTACAAAGAAAACAGAAGACAAAGAGTAAGAACAGAAGAAGATTTACAATCTTACTTATATCAGAGAGATAGAATCAAACAATATCTTGAAGAGGTTTATGTAAGACAAGGGGAATTTGAGTATTGTGAGACTGATGACAACATCGCTTACTATACTCAAAACTCACCCAACGAAAGGAAAATTATTTATTCATCAGACGGGGACTTAACTCAACTCGTTTCAGAAAACACACAAGTTTACAATCCATCACATAGGAAATTATATTCACCTAATGATATAATCGTTTACGAACACGAAGAAATTCTCATCGAAAATGTTCGTTTAGTTAAAATGATTTGTGGGGACTCATCAGACAACATTGCAGGAATAAGAGGAATGGGACTTAAAAGATTATTGTCTTTGGTTCCTGAACTAAGAAATCAACCAATTACGGTCGATCAGGTTAGAGATAGATGTAACCAATTATTTGAACAAGACAAACATAATAAGTTAATTGCTAATTTATTGACAGGTGTAACAAAACACGGTGTACTCGGTGAGGAATTCTTCGACGTAAACAATAGGATAGTAAGTTTGGACGAACCGTTTTTAACGGACGACGCAAAAGAAACCATAGATCTATTAATAAATGAACCGTTAGACCAAGAAGGTAGATCATATAAAAATGCAATGAAGATGATGCAAGAAGACGGAATCTTCAACATCTTACCAAAAGCGGAAGACGCTTGGATAAATTTTATAAATCCTTTTCTTAGATTAACAAGAAAAGAAAAAAACATAAATAATAATAAAACAAAAACAATTAAAGTAAGACCCTATGAGTAGAGATTACCAAAACCAAGACAACATAACCAAATTTGAGTTCTTGTTGTCATTAGAAGGACATATCGTATGTCAAAGATTTTTTAACGTTAGAGATCATGTTGATCAATCCAGACGTTCAATGGATCTTCACTATTATATAAAAAATATTTGTGAGGATTTTATGGAAGATTTGAAAATAAAAAGTTCCAACTACCTATGTGAGAATCAAAACTATATCCTTCATTCGGAGGTTGTGGATGAGTCGGCAATTCCAGAAAAAGAACATTTTTTAATGGAAATTAAGTTGGGTGAGGATGTATTTATTCAAAGACTATATCCCGCATATCTTTATCATCCAAAGGCAAGATACACGGTGGATATTCGTCCAAGATTGAAGAGAATTTTGTCAGATTTGACAGACATTTTGTCTTCAGAAGAATTGGAGACAAGTTATTTAGGATACGAATTATAAGAAAAAACAATATATAATAAACACTATGGAAGAAAGGAATTTTGGGTATTTGGGGTTTTCGTTTCAACAATCCCTTATTAAAGCGATCATTGAAGATAAGAAGTACGGAGAAACAATTATTGATGTATTAGATAGTAAGTTTTTTGATAATAACTCTTTTAGATTTATTATGGAAAATACAAAGGAGTTGTATAAGAATTACAACAAAATCCCTGATTATAATACATTGGCACAGAAAATCATGGCTGAAGGCGGTAACAAAGATTCCTCTAAAATTCACGTAGACACATTAGAAGCAATTAAAAATAATGATTCCCAAATTGAATATGTTAAAGACACGGCACTTAACTTCTGTAAACAACAAAACTTAAAAAGAGAGTTAAAAAGTGTACAGAGTATTATTGAGAGTGGAGAGTTTGAGGCTTATAATAAAATTGAGGAAATTATTCAAAAGGCATTACAAGTTGGTATTTCAAATGATGAAGCAACGGATGTATTTCATGATATTGACGGTGCGTTAGAAAAGGACTTTAGACACCCATTACCGACAGGTATTGTGGGGATTGACAACTTACTTAAGGGTGGGTTAGGGATCGGAGAATTGGGGGTTGTATTAGCTCCTACAGGTACTGGTAAGACTACCTTACTTACTAAGTTCGCTAATACCGCATATAACTTAGGTTATAACGTTGTTCAGATTTTCTTTGAGGACAATCCAGGTAATATTAAAAGAAAACACTATACGATTTGGACTGAGATTGCACCTGATAGTCAACCTGAATTTAAAGAAGAAGTAAAGGCTAAAGTAGAAGAGGCTCAAGCTAAATCTAAAGGTAGTTTGAAGTTATTGAAATTAGCAAGTGATAATGTTACAGTTTCTGAGATTAAAAATAAAATCAGAAAGATGAATTCTGACGGAACTAAAAAAGTAGACTTATTAGTTATAGATTATGTTGATTGTATATCAACTGATAAATCTACAAATGGTGAAGAATGGAAAGGTGAAGGTTCTATTATGAGAAGTTTAGAATCAATGACAGGAGAATTTGAAATGGCAATATGGACGGCAACACAAGGTAACCGTGAGTCAATTTCAAGTGAAGTAGTAACTGGAGATCAAATGGGTGGGTCAATTAAGAAAGCACAAATTGCACACGTTATATTATCTATTGGTAAAACATTAGAACAAAAAGATCATAACTTGGCAACTCTTACATTATTAAAATCTCGTATTGGTCGAGATGGTGTTGTATTCCAAAACTGTAAATTCAATAACGAGTTTCTTCTTATTGATACAGAGTCTCAAAATACATTATTGGGACACGAAGAACAAAAAGTTCAGATAAATGCTAATAGAGCGGCGGAAGCATTTAAAAGGAGACAACAAGTGGCCGGAAAGTAATTAATAAAACAAACATAAAAGAAAAAAGAACAAATGCAGAAAGGTAAAAAATTTCTGAGTGACTTAAAGTTACACTCAGATTATTTCAAATGGAAGGAAGATGAAAAAAGATATGAAACGTGGGAAGACGCATGTGAGAACATAATTGACGGACACAGAAAAAAATATGTAGATTATGCTGAGGCAATTGAACCATATTTACAATCTGCCGTTGAGAGTATGAAAGATCAAGCTGTATTAGCTTCACAAAGAAACTTACAATACAGACACGAACAAATTATGAAACATAACACGAGAATGTTTAACTGTACATCAGGACACATTGCTCGTAATAGAGTATTTCAAGAGATTTTTTACTTGGCATTATCTGGTTGTGGATTTGGTGGAGGATTATTAACTCCTTTTGTAAATAATTTAAGTAGAATACAAAAAAGAACTTTAGGAACTAAAACTTTTTATATTGAAGATTCAATTGAAGGTTGGGCAAACGCATTGGGTGTATTGTTATCATCTTACTTTGTTGACGAACAACCATTCCCTGAATATGCAGGTTATGAAGTTAAATTAGATTATTCTTTAATTCGTGAGAAAGGTTCATTCATCAGCGGTGGTTTTAAAGCACCTGGTCCTGAAGGTTTAAAACAATCTTTAGAAAAAATAGAATCTTTAATTGAAAAGTGGTTAACTAATGAAGGAGAAAAAATTCGTCCTATTTTAGCGTTTGATATTATTTGTCATTCAGCGGATGCTGTATTATCGGGAGGAGTTAGACGTTCAGCTTTGAATATGATTGTTGATCCTAATGATGATGAGATGATCCACGCTAAGACAGGTAATTGGAGAATTGAAAACCCACAAAGAGGTCGTAGTAATAACTCAGTTATTTTATTGAGAAGTGAAGTTGTTAAAGAACAATTCAATTACTTGGTACAATTAAATGACGGAGCAAATGATATTGGTTTTGTTTTTGCGAACAGTTGGTTTGATATGTTTAATCCATGTTTTGAGATTATGAAAATCCCTGTATTAGATACAATTGATTTTGGTAAAATCAAATATGATGAAGTTGAACAATATGTTAAAGACAACAAATCTAAGTTCGGTATTCAAGGTTGTAATTTAACCGAGATCAATGCTGAGAAGGCAACAACAAAAGAAAAGTTTTTAAAGGCTTGTAAAGATGCTTCTTTCTTAGGAACATTACAAGCGGGATATACTAATTTCCCTTATTTAGGTGAAACAAGTAAAGCGATCTTTGAAAGAGAAGCTTTGTTAGGTGTTAGTATTACAGGTTGGATGAATAATCCTAAATTATTTAATGCTGAATTATTAGAAGAAGGAGCACAAGCTGTAAAAGATGCTAATAAAGAATTAGCGGCGGTAATTGGAATTAACCAAGCGGCAAGAACTACGTGTGTAAAACCTTCAGGTAATGCATCAGTTGTGTTAGGAACTGCGTCAGGTATTCATCCTGAACACTCTGAGAAGTATTTCCGTATCATGCAGTTGAATAAAGAAAGTAATACTGCAAAATGGTTGGAAGAAAACATGGGATTCTTATTAGAAGAAAGTGTATGGTCTTCAACTAAATCAGATTACGTTGTATTTGTTCCAGTTGAAAATCCAAAAGTTGGTTTATTCAAAAAGGATATGAAAGGTATTAAACACCTTGAGTTAATTAAGTTGGTTCAAAAACATTGGGTAAATGCGGGAACTAATCCTGAGTTATGTGCTTACATGCCGGTAAATCATAATACATCTTGTACAGTTATTATTGATGATAAAGATGCAATTGTTGATTATATTTGGGAACAAAGAGATTTATTTACCGCTGTTAGTTTCATGTCAGATTACGGAGACAAAGATTTCAATCAAGCACCATTTACATCAGTATTGAATTTAAATGAAGTTATTGAAACATATGGTAAAGGATCATTATTAGCGTCAGGTTTAATTATTGATGGTTTACATTACTTTAATCAAAACTTATGGTTGGCTTGTGACACATTACTCGATAGAAGTATTTTATTAACAGGAACAAGAGAACAAGTTTTATTAAAAGAATATTGGTTATCAAGAGCCAAAAAGTTTGCTAAGAATTACTTTAAAGGAGATATGAAGAAAATGGTTTATTGTTTAAAAGACGTTCATTTATTCTATAAGTGGGAAACTATTACTCGTCAATTCAAAGAAGTAAACTTCGGTGAAATTTTGAATAAACCAGAATACAAGAGTATTTCTGACTATGCTGCTCAGGCTTGTAGTGGAGCACAATGTGACGTAACAAGTATCTAATGGTAGAAGGAGTAGATTATTACATAGATGAGAAGTCGGGGCTTATGGTCCTGACTTCTTTGTTTTTACAGAAACGAGGGTATTGTTGTTCCAATGGATGTGCAAATTGTCCTTATGACCCCCCACATATTATAAAAGGGAACTCAAAAATAAAAGAGGATACATAACCATTTTAGGTTTATCTATATTTATTGAATATGGCAGTAACGTACGGTATTGATTATCCATTTAGAGATAGCCCCAAAGGAGATTATCTTAATATGACTGAAATCCCTGAAAAGGAGATTAGAGCCAATCTTATACACCTTATTTTAACAAGAAAAGGTAGTAGATATTACTTACCTGATTTTGGAACAAGAATATATCAATACATTTTCGATCAAAATGACGCAATTACATATAATTTAATTGAAGAAGAAATCAGAGAAGGAGTTAAAAAATTCATACCAAACTTAGATATTACAAATATATCTATAACATCAGCGGAAGACGATCCAAATCGACAAAGAAGTATCGCACAAGATGAAGATGAAAGATTATTTAGGGTTTCTGATGAATCGACAAAACCATATACGGCGGTAGTTAAAATAGAATATACAGTTAATAACGGGTCATTTTCAACTTCCGACTTTATAATTTTAAACATATAAGATGAGTAAACAGATATCATACGCAACAAGAGATTTTCAGGGATTAAGAAATGAATTAGTAACATTAACTAAAAATTACTATCCTGATTTAGTTAAAAATTTTAACGACGCATCGATTTATTCGGTATTATTAGATATTAATGCCGCGGTTGCGGATAATTTACATTTTCATATTGATAGAGTTTGGCAGGAAACTATGTTGGATTTTGCACAACAAAGACAATCATTATATCATATCGCAAAAACATATGGTATTAGATTACCAGGTGTTAGACCATCAGTAGCGTTATGTGATTTCTCAATTACTGTAGATGTAAGAGGAGATAAAGAAGATGTTAGATATTTGGGTATATTAAAAAGTGGAGCACAAGTTTCAGGTGGAGGTCAAGTTTTTGAAACAATTGATGATATTGATTTTTCGGTTCCATTTAATAAAAAAGGAGAACCTAATAGATTAAAAATACCAAATTTTGATGTAAATAATAGATTAATATCTTATACAATTACAAAAAGAGAACCAGTTGTAAATGGTATAACAAAAATTTATAGAAGAGTTATAAACCAAGCGGATCAAAAACCTTTCTTAAAATTATACTTACCTGAACAAAACGTATTAGGAGTAACATCTGTTATTCATAAGGACGGTACAACTTTTACAAGTAATCCAACATCAAATGAATTTTCTAATATCACAAATAAGTGGTATGAGGTTAAATCATTAATTCAAGACAAAGTATTTGTACCAGACCCAACATCTGTATCAGATACAAATAATTTTACTGCAGGAACATTTTTACCTGTAAATAATAAATTCATAACAGAATATACACCTGAAGGTTATTTTTCATTAACATTTGGTTCGGGTACAGTTAATCCATTAGACAATTTGGATAACTATATGACAGGACAATTGAAAGTTAATTTGGCGAGTTATTTAAATAATCTATCATTAGGAACTACACCAAAAATTAATACAACATTATTTGTACAATATCGTGTGGGTGGTGGTAAAGATAGTAACTTAGGGGTGAATGTAATTACAAACGTAGATGATGTTGAATTTATAGTTTCAGGACCTGTACCAGCAAAGAATACTGGTGTGGTACAATCACTTAGAGTTAATAATATAACACCTGCAGTAGGTGGTGCAGATCAACCAACAATCGAAGAAATTCGTAATATGGTTTCATATAACTTTGCAGCACAAAATAGAGCGGTAACATTAAATGATTATAAATCATTAATTGAAACGATGCCATCAACATATGGAGCACCTGCGAAGGTTAATGTTATGGAGGAAGATAATAAGATTAGAATTAAATTATTATCATACGATGACCAAGGTAATTTAACCGATACTGTTTCATATACATTAAAATCAAACATTTTAACCTATCTTACGGAATATAAAATGATTAATGACTATTTGGATATTGTAAGTGGTGAAGTCATCGATATGGGGTTAGAAATTGATTTAAACATAGATAAAAACGCAAATCAAACAGATATTATACAAACGGTAATTCAGGATACAATTGAACATTTTGCAATAGAAAAACGTAAAATGGGTGATCCTTTGTTTATCGGTGCTTTAAACAAAATCGTAGGTAGTGTATCAGGTGTGATAAATGTAATTGAGACCAGAGTTTACAGTAAAATAGGTGGTGAATATTCATCCGCAGAACCATCACAAACAACAGATCAAAACACTAGATTGATAAATCAGTCCGATAATATGATCTTTATGAAGTCAAATCAAATCTTCCAAATTAGATTCCCAAATAAAGATATTAAAGTTAGGGTTAAAACATTAGGAACGGCTACATTTTAAAATGTTTTTTCGTTATAATATATAGAAAATCACATAGTTTCTATTTATTATAAGAATGATACAAAAGCATAGAATTTCGACCAATATTGGGGTTGACCAAAAAATTACAGTTGAGTTAAAACAAGATTTTGACGTTTTAGAGATTTTATCTTTAAAATTCAGTCAAAAAGAGATTTACACTTCGATGTGCTCTGATTACGGAGTTGTCTGTGGTAGAGTTACTGCAAACAATGGTTTTGGACTTGGTAATGTAAGAGTATCAATATTTGTACCATTAACAATAGAAGATGAAAAGGATCCTGTAATTTCTACTCTTTACCCATATAAGGAAGTTACTGACAGAGACGAAAATAATTATCGTTATAACTTATTACCATCAAGACAACAACATAGTGGACATGCAAAAACGGGGACGTTTCCCGATCAAACTAATATTTTAGAGAGAGAAGAAGTTTTAGAGGTATATGAGAAATATTACAAATACACAGTTAAAACAAATAGTGCGGGTGATTTTATGATTTGGGGTGTACCTATTGGTGCACAAACAATACATATGGATGCTGACTTATCTGATGTCGGTTGTTTCTCTTTAAGACCATATGATTTTATTAGACAAGGAATAAATGTCGATGGATTTAAAAACAAATTCTCATTTAAAGAATCTGAAGATTTAGACTCTTTACCACAAATTGTTAGTATAAATAAAATCATCCAAGTTTATCCTTTTTGGGGAAATGAATCTTTATGTGAGATTGGTATTACAAGAACAGATTTTGACTTAACAGAAAACGGAGTTAATATTCAACCTAAAGCATATGTAATTGGTGGTATTTTTACTGACAGTAGTAAAAATGCAATTAATAAAGCTTGTACCCCAAGAAGAAAAATGGGAAGAAAATGTGATTTAGTTGCTAAGTCAGGTAAGATTGAGGCTATTAGATTTACACCTCAAAAAGATGATAACAATTACCCACGTTTAGAAGTTGTTAATATAAATGAGGACATACCCGATGACGGTGGATTTGTATTACCGGTTATCATGAACATGGACTATGTAATTACAAATGAATTTGGTGAGAATGAAATAACTAATGATATTAATAGAGGTATTCCAACATCAGGATGTTATAGATTTAGAATTAACATGAATGATAATGATTTAACGAGAGTTAGATTTAATGCTGATTATTTGTTACCAAACATAAGAGAGTATCAATTAACCGAAACGTTAGGTGGATTTTCTTATGATGTTCCAAATGATAAATCATACGCGTTCTCAACAAGTCTAAGTGATTATCCATCTGAGGCTTTACCATTAATTTTAAATAATGATGGAGGCGAATATTATCCACAAGATTATTTTTACAGATTCACATATAATAAAGTCTATACAGTATCGTCATTTCAACAGAGATATAACGGTACAAATTTAATTGGACAAGTCGGTTTCGCTAATATAAATGACACAATTCCAAGTGAAGAAGAAGATTGTGGAGATAAACTAACACCACCATCAAATTTTGGTATAAAGAATTATACATTTCCATTATTAATTGCCGATTTTTTATTAGTGTTGGATTTTGTTATTAAATTTTTAACATTACAATTTTTAAATTTTACAATTTTTATTTTAAATACCATAGTTGAAGCATTAATTACTATTTCGGCAAAAAGGAATAGAGGTTTAAGGTCAAGACTTACAGAATTTGTTATTAATAATCAAACAAAATTAAGTTTAATTAATTATCCTGAATGCGTCGAATGTTCAGATGAAAGTTCCACTATTGGCGGTGGAAATGGTTCTGGTATATCTTATAGTGGAAATAGTAGTTGTGGTTATTACGATACATTATATGATGATAATTTGGTGACAGGGTATTTTGTTACGAATAATAGTAATACGAGTGAATTTAAGGGTTGCGGTTATAATGCTACACTTTTACCAGAAAATATAGGAAGAAAATATGTTCAAACTAATGCACAATTAAAAACAGAATTAAGTGCAGGTAATATATTAATCTCTACAGCAATTTATGGTGGAGAAAAAAATGTACCTGAATCATATTATCCATATCAATCAGGTAATCCATTCGTATCAGGTATTAGAGATTTCAGTTGTGAAGATTGGAATTATAATGGAGGATATGCAACCCCAAGTGCAAGAAGTGAGTTTGCAAACGGAGTTTTTTATATCATTCCAGGTACTCAAACTCCAGCAAGATTATCAGGTATATTGAGGGAATATTATAGAAGAAAACGAGTGGGTAAAATGTTTTGTGGTGGAGTCGTTAATTATGGTTTTATTGATAACTGGTTATCTGGATCACTATATTTTTTACAATTTAAAGCTAAAGGAGTTACTAGAGCTATAAGTAGTAATAATGAAAAATTAATAAGATATTGTAGGACATTAGTAAGATTCGTAGGTAACGGAATTAATAAATTTTATTATAGATCAGCTAAATTTAAAAATGGTAATTTTATACCTAATGAATTAAATCACCCTACGACATTTGTAGATTTAGGACCAAGAGATGAATTTATTAAAGAAATATGTATTGATAAAAGATTAGATCCAAATTGTTCTGTATCAAGAAGTATTGGACCTACCTCATATCAAGACATTGGAGATTTACTTGGATTAGCAATTAATTATAGAATGGATGTCGGAGGAGCTCTCGGAAATTTAGATATGTTTTTTACCAACAAAGGATTTCAAAATAAAATAGGTCTAAGACAAATTTTAGATGGAGATATTCTACAATTATTATCTATTAATAATGAAGCCGGTATAGAAGGATTTGATTTAGAAAATTCAAAATATCTTGCATATCAATTCAATAAGTTAGATCCTGAGATTTATCCTGAAGTTTTTAAAAACGGAAACTCACAATATGGACCATTACCGGTTACTTTCGATCTCAAAGAAGATGGTGAAAGAATTAGAGCATGTTTAAATGAGCCGGGAAGATTGGGTTGGGATTCAGATACTTATGGATCTTCACAAAAAGTACCGTTTTATTTGTGGGATAAGGGAGGTACGGGATTTGGTCCATACAATGAATATAAAGATAGTCAATCTTGGGATTATAGTTCTGTTGAATTACAACCTTTACAAGGAATGACATACGCTTATAATATTAATGGAGCACCAAATGATTCGTCAGACAAATATTTGTTATTACCAATGACTTATACTTTTAGTGGTTTAACAATAAATGGAGATGGTACAGATCAAATTGATTTTGATATTGTTGATCTTGATGAAAATCCTTTTGATAGTAGCGAGGACTATGGTTTAGAATATCCTGGTTTTACTTATTTACACGTAACAGGGTTTACAAATCAATTATTATCTGGAGGGTCGGGACAATATACTAAGGCACCAACAGGTGGAACATTATATACTAGAGTTGGTCCAGTATCTGGTAACTCAACATATCAAGGTATTACAATAACAAATGGTTGGCACTCACAATTTTGGAGTAGTTCAATTGATTATATCATAAGACCAACAATTGATTATTACAGTGGAAATAGACAAATCCTTTCGACACCATTTCATTTTTATTTTGGACTGATGGCGGGTAAAACGGGAATGGATAAGTTTGTAGATTTATTTGGTCCTAAAGGGGCATTTAATTTACTTGAATGTGAAAACCAAGTTCCTTAATAAAAACTAAAAAATGAAAAAGAAAGAAATTTTATTACCGAGTAAAAGATATTTTAAGGCCGATGAACAGGATCTTAATCTTAATGTTAAATTAGATAATGATGAGACATTGATGAGAGAAGGTGATAGAAATATAATGTTAAATCTAACCGAATTATTTGATGACGAAAGAAACCAAAGTTTTAACTATAAAATATATGGTAAATTAAAAATGGTTTTTAGAAACATGTATAATGGTTTTACTGATTATATTCCATTATTAAGAAACTTTTATTTATGTGGTGACGGAACAGGAAATGATTTAGGATTTGTACCATATAACGAATTTGCGTTTTTAAGAAATGATGTTTTACGAGAAAGGACAACCCCTTCATCTGGATCCACATTAGGAACAACAAATGTAATACCAAAAATTGATTTATTTGACGGAACACCATTTGGAAGATACACCGGTCATACCATCACAACATCAATCGACGCTCCTTATAAAAATTGGAATTTATATTTAAGTTATGTGAACGGACAAGATTCAACATTCCCAATAAAGTATACACTATCTGGAGACACCAATGGAAATATGACATATTCTTTTGAGGCGAAAGATGGAATACCATTTAGAGTTGAAGATAATGGAAATTATTATACATTAACATCACCTATTGAACACGGAATGTCACAAGGGGAGTATATCATATTATCCGGATCAACGATGTTAAGTGGATTATCAGTTAATAGTAAAATTTTTTATATTGATAGTGTTGGTAATGAAATTTACAATTCCGAAAATTATGTTGTTAATTTATTTAAAAGTGAATTTACAACGGAACACACTTTGAGTGGAGTAACATTTGTTTTAGGTAAAAGATGTTTAGACATTAAAAATATTTCAGGAACAACGTCACAATATTATGTTCATAAACATAAAACATTAACAGGAGACCAACAATATATTATGGATAAAGTTGGTTTTGAATCATCAATTTTTGAAGATGAAAGAAAAATATTATTTGAAAATCCACTACAAGAAAATGATATATTAGTAGAAAGAAATCGACAAGAATCTGTATTATTTGATTTTAAAGAAACATTCTCATTAACGGGAATAACTAATAATTTGGGTTACACACCAACAGAAGTTTATATAAGTATAATTTTAAAAAACGGTAACGGATTATTTGATTATCCACCAAAAGTAGGATTTAAATTTAATTTTCATGATAATTGGTTGGATAATCAATTTAGTGGAACAACATCGGTTGAAAAGGCAATGACAGGATTAACACAAACGTTCAGTGGTAAAACAAATACAATATTAGGTAGTACCTACAATTATACGGGTGTAACATTTACTGGTGGAACAACTATACCGGTAGGAACCACAGGTCTTACAGGTGCTTTCGTTGAATACAATAGAAAAGAATTAAAAGAAAGAATTATTAGTGAGGCGTTTCATAAATTTTCACACAAAACAATTTTTTCTGGAACAACAGTAGGTGAAAGTAATAGATTATTTTATCACAGACAAGATCAAGATAGTTTTTATTTGGGAGCAACAACAGGAAATACTGTTGGGTATTATTACCAACCTCACTACAGAGTTAAACTAAGAGAGTTATCACCATATATTGAAAATTCAAAAACAAATGATTTAATCAATTTACCTGAAAATGCAATTTATGATAATGATGATAAATTATGGAAATGGAGAGATTTATATGATCATGGATTTGTGGATCAAGATGGTAATGGAACAAGATTTCCATATATGAATAATACACACTATGTTGTAAGTGATATTAATTTCTATTTAAGAAATGAAAAATCATACACAAATAAATCTGATGAATTTAATAGTTTTAATAATTATAAAAATAAAACTAACTGTTAATGGAAATTTTAAAAAATAGTAACAATTTAAATATTGTAGTTAATAGTGAACAAAATTTTAGAACAGATTTAGGTTGGCAGGATAATCTTGCCGATTTTGAAGATGAGATTTTAAAAGATATTATTAATCCATCTAAAAATTATGAAACAGTTAGATACATTCATAAACCATATGATAAAACAACCAGTGGTATTACAATGTCACAAACAGATATATGGTTTCAATTTTATTTTTCAAGTGGAGATACACCAAATTATGTTTTAGATTATAATCCTGTAGGTATATCAACACAAGAAAATCAGTTGATGACAAAACAGTCAATTGAAAGTTTTTTTAGGTTAGAGTTTTATAAAACACCTGGTAGTATAACAAATTATGTTTTAACATGTGAGCCACCGACAAGACAAAATAGAAGATTAATAAATTCTAAAAATTTAGCATTACCCTTAGGTGAAAAATATTTTCATACAGGTAGTAACTATGGGTATAACATATATGTACCTGTTTTTACGGGTTCAAATTATCGAAACAAAGAAAACATGTATTTGTTTTGGTTTGATAATGAGAGTGTTTTAACCGACACAAATTTAAGCGGAACAACAACATTAGATCAATATGTTTTTGGAACTGGAACTACAATACAAACTATATTATTTACAAATGAAAATAATGAAATAACACAAGTTAATATACCAACAACAGGAACAACGTTAATTGGTTGGACAGGTCAAACATTTACAATACCAAATCAAATAACCTATAATAGAAATTTTTATCATGGAATGAATACATTTTTCATGACGGCAAAATTTTTCAATGCGGATAGAGGTGAGATATTAGATTTTATAAATTCAGGTCAAACAACAAGTTATAATATAACAGAAGAAAAAGATATGTATTATCAAATTGATTTTGATCATTATGAAAGAACGTATCAAATATATAGATATACGGGAACAACAAAGTTAGGTAGAATAGGCACAGGTTATACAACGACTGATAGTATAACATTCTACGAAAAAGGAGGTGGAGTATTATTACCAGTATCAACCCCAACTCCAACACCTATCGGTGGAGTTACGGCGACACCTAGACCAACGTCAACACCTTTCCCAACTTCAACACCTACACCTGTGGCCACAGTAATTCCTACAATAACCCCAACACCTACAGAAAGTCCTTGTGTAACGTCAGTAAGTTTTGATGTTGATTTTGGTGGAACTGTTAGATATTTTAATTGTGAGGGTACCGAAGTTATCGAGACATTTGGTATTGGACCACAAGTAATTAATGATTGTATTCAAAATAATTCATTATCAGGAGTAATTGCATCAATTTCATCCGTGTTTTATGGTGAAATATCATGTGCACCAACCCCAACCCCAACTCCTTTACCACCAACAAATACACCAACTCCTTTACCACCAACAGAAACCCCAACAGCAGGACCAATAACCGCAACACCAACTCCTTTACCACCAACAAATACACCAACTCCTTTACCATATAGTGTGACAGGATCAACAAATGCAGGATATTCTAATAATGGTTATGCGGTAGGAACGTTAACAGTATATGCTAGTTATAGTGTAAAAGTTACTTTAAATGTTTTTGGTGGAACAACAAGTGGTGGTTCGAATAGTGGTTTTGTTGCTGGTGATATATTTTTAAATGCCACATCGCCAGCTTTAACAGCACCTGACAGTACACAATATGTAACATTGGGTGAAGGAGTTTATAATTTCACAATAACAAGTTCATATGATAATGGAAAATATGCAAGTATAACATTTGATGTAATATAATAAAATGAAAAAGAACGAATATACCATATTAAAAAGACAAATACCTGATGTTAATTTACATTCAGAAACTGGTACTTTTTGGTTTGATACAGAAATAAATGATTGGAAATCTTGGTATAGCGCATCAGTCCCAATAGATGGTATGGTACCATCTTCAAATGAGACAGGTAGTTTACATTTGGTACGTGACATAAAATGGTATCCCGATATTACATACACAGGAAGCGTTGTTTTATTTTATAGTGGTAAAACGTATCAATCATTAACAGGTAGTAATTTAAATAACATACCATCTGGTAGTGTATATTGGAAAGAAGTTGAACAAACTGCAATTAATAATACAAAGGGGAAATATTATAAATGGGATGGAGATAATTGGAATTTATATACGGGATTTACGGGTTATGAATATGTAGTACCAATTGCACTTGAAGCAAGTGCGGATGAAATGGGTGTAATGTCATCCTTTGATGGTAATATTGAACAGGTCGAACAATTAATAAATTTTACTTATAAACAATCAGGTTCAGTTGTTACGGTTTATAATACGGTAAACCCAAATAAATTAAGAAAAATTGTTGATCAAGAATTTACAATTGATTGGGGAGATGGATATACATCAGGGTTAACTGTTAATAGTGGAGTATTATATTCTAATTTCCCAAATTCGGGACACACATATCCAACGGTAACGGGAAATACAACGGGTAGTTATACATTAACATTATCATTAGATTCTCCTTGGAATAAAGAAAAAATAATAAAAAATATAACAATATCAACAGGTGTTACAATAGATAATGTATTAGGAACCTCCACCGGTTTTACCCTACCTGGTAACATTTATTACACAGGAAGTAACTATCAAAATTATTTAAATGATTATGATTATTCTAACACAGGATATACTGCAACACCCACCAAGCCATTTAAATTTATGGCAATAGGTATTAGTAGAATAGGTGAATTACGAAAATATGGTGAAAGTACCGTGAGTACATCATCTTACACAACAGGTTTATTTTCAGGTTCACTATACTCTGGTTACACTTTACCTAATGACAGCGGAAGTTTATATTATATGGACTTAGCAGATGGATATACAATGATCACGGGTAGTGTTCCAAACTATAGATTTGGACCAACTAGTGGTTACACATATGAAATAACGGGAAATACAATAAACACCGTTCCATACCTTACAACAATCGGAAACACAACTCAATATGACACAGAATACGTAATAAATCATATGTTAACAAGAAACGAACATTTTTTAGGTTTTATAGATGACCCAACAGTATATTCTGACATTTTTGTGGAAAGAGGACGTCAAGGTGTCATGGAGGTTAACCTAAGATTGGGTGAAATTGACAACATGAGTGAGTTAGATGTTTATGGAAATGGATTTTTTAAAGTTAAAAAACAATAAGATTTATATTTATAATAAAAGAATATGGCAGTAGGATCATATGGAATAGTTAGACCGGCGGATATATCACCTGATGATGTAGAAATTCTATATCATTATGCACCAAATAGAATCTCGACGTCAATAACAACCTTAAAAAAGTTAACACCAAATCAGGTTTTAACACCAATTTTACACAACGGAAATACCGGTGGAGAAAGCGGTGTGGAAATTTTAGGAGGTTTATATAACCTTAAATTAAATGCGGTAGATTTTCCCGATTTAGGAATATACACACTTCATATCAGACCAAAACAAATTAGAACAACAATTATGGATTGTGGTGTTTTAGCATCATTACCATCAGTAAGAGGACTAATCTTGGATTTATCAAATGTTAAGTCTGAAGATAGAAATAAATTTACACCACAAGGTTTAGTGGGATATAGGATTGAATATATAAATTCTAATAACAAACAAAAAACACCAAATTTCTATAAAATTGTTACATCTTCTTTTTATTGTACACCTGTTACTGCGAATCTAAATAGTTCAACACAAAAGTCGGTAAGATATCAATATAGTGAAGGTGCAACAAACTTTATGTTTTTAACAATTACACCATCGTCAGCACCATCGAATAAACCAAACACGGTTCCATTTATCGGTAGTCCAGGTCAAATGGTTATTTTATCAAATACATATATGAACCCAACAACTATCGAAATTGATATGGTTGAACATGATGCGTCAACACTTGCAAATGCCCTTTACGGTAATCAAACTAAGGCGGTTACTCCAGGTATTTACACAATTTACGATAAAGATAATAACATCTATAAACAATATAACTTATTTGAAATTAAAGACGACTTTAACGAAACTCTATATGAGGTTAGAGAAAACCGTAATGATATTGATGAAACTTTAAACTTTGATACAATCACTAATATCTAATGGCAAAATTACGTAAAATTCCAAGTCAAGCTGCAAGTGGTGCCGATACATTCAGTGACAACCTAGTTGGTAATCAAATTACCACGGGTACCGGTCAGTTGACTAATACGAACTTTGCGTTAGATAGTGAGGTAATACAAAGAGATACAAAGAATTTTAAAACAAATCCGTTTTCTAATTTTTTAACATTAGATGATTTAAAAGGACAAACTTCAAGTACAACTACGAGTGGTACCGCAAGTAAAAATAAAGAAATAAAATTTAAAGGTTCTAAAAATGATGCCGCTAAATCTTTATTTGGATCATTAAAAAGTAGACTAGGTGTTGCGACAACTAATATAATTAATAATTTTCCGGCGGCTATTTTGATTGATTCTAATAGTTTAATTAAAGTAACGAATTTTACCGCTAATAATATTACATACGATAATATAAGTAATACCACTCAGTTTCAAGTTGAATATAGTAAACTATACAATCCATTTTCGATTGTTATGGTCACACCGAAAAGTAATACCATATTACCTTCAATTAATAAAAACAGAGATTTTTACACTTCTTTTAAAAATTATTTAATTTCAATAAGTGGAAAAACCTATGATGTAATTTCATATATTGAACCTAATAGTGATAATATAATTTCATTAAAGGTAAGTGGTAAACCATTTGGTAACTTAACGGGGTTTTCTGAAAATATATTAATTAAACCAAATGATGGTGTTATTGAAGAGTTCTTTAAAGGTTTAGATGATTTAGAGGAAAGTTTATTAAATAGAGATAGTTTTCCAAAGTACACCTCAAGTTTCAAAGTTCCAAGAGATAGTTTTGATGAAACAAAAACCGAATTAATTTCAGTAAATTATAGTTGGCCGTTATCCGATAAGGAAGATTGGAACATTAAAATTACAGGTTTAGAATATGATAGTTATTTAACAAATTTAAGTAACATAGCAGATGAAATTGATGATTATAAATCTAACTTATTTGTTAGGTTTTTAACATCACCTCAATTGTTTGAATTTGATAGTCCCGATAAAAAGGCCGAATCATTATTTCAATTATATGGACAAAGTTTTGATAGTGTAAAAAAATATATTGATAATATTGCTTACATGAGAAATGTAAGTTATGACGGTATTAATAACGTACCCGATGTATTGTTAAAGAATTTAGCGAATACTTTAGGATTAGATACAATTAACTTAATTGATGAGAAAGGTTTAGATGAATTATTATACACTAAGACATCACAACAATATTCTGGATTAGTATCGGGAACGTCTTTAATAGATGCCGAATATGAATTTTATAGAAGGTTGTTAGTTAACTTGGCTTACATTTATAAATCAAAAGGTACAAGACAATCTTTAGAATTCTTTTTAAGATTTTTAGGTGCACCCGAACCAATGATTAAAATTAATCAATACGTTTACAAGGTAATATCTTTACCTAAATCATTTGATTTAAAAGGTGACATTTATGATGTTATATCGGGAACTAAAATTTACAAAACAGGAATATTCTTACCAACAGGTGGAACTATTAATGGTGTAACATATCTTCCATATAGATATTATACTGGTATAACTACAGGTACAACAACATTTAATTCTGAAAATTATCCCGTTAATGGAGATACGTTATTACCTAAAGGAATTACGGGATCAACAGAATATTTTTTCCAAAAAGGATCTGGTTGGTATGATAATACTACAGATCATAAATCACCATTAGTGATTGATATCGATAATTCAACGGTAACAGGAAGAACTAAAAATATTGTTACTAAAAATAGTGCATACACATATGGTGAAGATTATTTTGACGTTTATAGAAAATTGCCAGGATTAGACTCAGGATATAAATTAAAAAATATTATCGATAACAATCAAACAGAAAATCTTAATGATAATTCTGGTTTATTATTAAATAGAAAAAATATTGAAGTTTATTTATCGTCAGCACAAGCGGTTGATTATGACATATATCGTAAATCAAGAGACTTTGGTACAACAGGTACAACATTCGGTACAAATAGTTTAACACCACAAACAGGAGTAACATTTGCTGAGTATGTTGATTTAATGATACATCAACAAATTAAAAATTCTAATTTAATAAAATATAAGAAGAATTATATTACATTAGAGGACATCTATCAAGATTACATATCACATACAGATTTCACACCATATAGTTTTCCCGATGTTAATTTGTTTATTGAAAAAATGAGTCCTTATTGGACAAGTGTTATTGATCAAATTATTCCTGCAACAACTTTATGGACTGGAGGTAATTTAATTTCAAATAATATTTTTGGTAGATCAAAATATCAATATAGATATGGATGCCAACCTACAGAAACGGAAGACCATATTAATTTTGATTTAGAAATACCAACAGGATATACAAGTTATTTTGGTTATTTAATAAAACAGGCGGACAATGAGCTTGGATTTAGTATTGAAAATGATGAATCTGGAGAAACGAAATTTGACGGTTATGTTAAACTTTATCCGGTATTTGAAATTGACGGTAAAGTTTATTCTGGTATGACAGATCCAGGTAATATATCTGCATTAAATAAAGATTCGTTTGATGAAATTATATCATCTGGTTCAACCCATACTATTTACGATTCAGAAAGTATTAATTTTAGAGTATTAAAAAGTTCAAACAATAATACAAGTAATCCAACATCAGGTACAATATATACTCGTCTTTATGAAACTACAGGTACTTGGAAGACAGATACTTGGAATACAAATGTAACGGGATGTACATATGTTTTAATAAGTGGTGCCACCTCATTAACTGGAACAACAATAATTAATAATGACAATACTATAACAACGGATGGTGTTAGTATTAATTTATATAGTGGAGGTACCACTAATGATCTTGTAGATTATAATGATTTATCATACGACACACAATTAAAAATATTGTGGAAAAGGGCGATACAAAATACAATTACATATATTAACACCTATTCTGGATCAACTATAGATGGAGAAGGTAAAAATACACAATATGGAACTGAAATTGGTAATTCATCAATTACGGGAACAACAAAACAAAAAATACTATCATATGAAATTTTCATAGATAATGAAGGACGTGAAAAAATTAAATTTACGTCTTACAAATATGGCCCAAATGATTGTACAGTAAAAAATTATTTAGATTATGGATATGTGTCAATTGGTCAAAATGATGTAAAAGATTGTAGATTTAGTGGAGGATTAGCGATATATGAGCCAGGACCAACACCAACTCCAACAAACACACCAACACCAACCGCAACACCTACCACAACTCCTTCACCAACACCAACACCATTACCTGCAACTGCAACACCATTACCTTCCACCCCAACACCAACAGTAACTGCATCACCTGCAACAAATACACCTACTCCAACCCCAACACCAAATTGTAATTTCTTAGTCGATGTTTTAGTTGTTACTAGCACCCCAACACCTACTCCAACCCCAACACCAAATTGTAATTTCTTAGTCGATGTTTTAGTTGTTACTAGCACTCCAACTCCAACACCAACCCCAACAGCCACACCAAATTGTGAGTTTGCTGTTGACGTAGAAATATTTTATAGTACCCCAACACCAACCCCAACATCCACTGCAACACCAACCCCAACACCAGATTGTAACTTTAATGTTGATGTCTTAGTCGTATATAGTACACCAACTCCTACACCTACTAACACTGCAACACCTACACCAACACCAGATTGTAATTTTAATGTTGATGTTGATGTTATCTATAGTACCCCAACTCCAACACCAACAAATACCGCAACTCCAACACCAACAAATACCGCAACTCCAACACCAGATTGTAATTTTAATGTTGATGTTGATGTTATCTATAGTACACCAACTCCTACACCAACAAATACAAATACTCCAACACCATTACCGGAATCCGCAACAAATACACCAACCCCTACACCATTACCAGCAACAAATACACCAACCCCAACACCTACTAACACTACAACACCAACTCCAACTCCAACGCCAGATTGTAACTTTAATGTTGATGTTGATGTTATCTACAGCACACCAACACCATTACCAACTAACGTACCAACAGCAGTACCAACCAATATACCAACCAATATACCAACTAATGTACCAACTAACGTACCAACGGCAATACCAACGGCGGTTCCAACTAATACACCAGAACCAACCAATATACCAACTAACGTACCAACCAATATACCAACCAATATACCAACCAATATACCAACTAATGTACCAACAGTAACACCAACACCTGACCCTAATTTCTATTATGAGGCGGATAGATATCAATGTTTACAAAATGGTAGTTGTGAATATGTTGAAACTATTGTTATTGCTAATGATATAGAATTAGTGTTAAACGCAAGGTTTAGATTAGACCCTGAAACAGGTTATATATTTCAGGTCGTTAATTCAACAACTCCACAGATTGCTTTATTAACAACTATGTTTGCATTAGGTGTTACAAGTTGTAGTTCATTATGTGCTCAACCTGCAACTAATACACCAACACCATTACCAGCAACTGTGACACCATTACCAGCAACTGTGACACCATTACCAGCAACTGTGACACCATTACCAGCAACAGCAACACCAATACCTGCAACATCGTTTACCGCTTATATTAGTTTAGATAGTGGTTATGATGCATGTAATGGTGGAAGTTTTACACCATATTTTGCATACCAATTTAATGGATTTTATGGAACAATGTGTGACGCAAATAGTTATATAGAAGGTGGTATTATTCAAGCAGAAATCGATCCAAACGGGTATTTTTGGTTAAGTGAAGGATTCGGACAATCAAGATATTATCAAAAATCGGGATCAACAAATAGAGCTTATCCACAAGAGGGTTGTGTAAGTTGTCCAACACCAACGCCATTACCTGCAACGGCAACACCTGTACCGGCAACGGCGACACCATTACCAGCAACAGCAACACCAATACCCGCAACACCATTACCAGCAACAGCAACACCTGTACCGGAGGAGGCAACACCAACACCAACTAATACACCACCACCTGCAACATCATATGCTTATCAATTAGGACCATCTTATACATCATCGAGTATGGCTTGTGATAATTTCGGTATGGATTTCTACACTACAGTATATGCAACAGCAGATCAACCATTTAATGTAGAACAATTCTTTTTAGATCCTAATTTAGTAACTACTTATACTGGTGAGAACGAAACACATGCGTTTTCTTTAAATAGTGTAGGAGCCACACCATATTCAGGAAACATTTCGTATACCGGAATAGTATCCAATAAATCATTCTGTGCAGAAGCACCTTAATAAAATAAAACAAAATAAACAGATATTTATAAAAAGAAACAAATAATATGACAGTAACATTTACATTAACATCGGGATCGTCAGGAACTTCGGCGGGTCCGTTTAATATTTCAGGAACAACAAATGCTAACGTTGTATCAGAATTAGCCTCTGGTATTACAAAAGCCCAATTAACAACAGGTCATACAATTACCGGTATTAATGATGCTATAACAGGGGGAACAATTGCAAGTACAGGTACTTGTACTAATACAATCCCGTGGCCGCCGGAAACCGCAACCCCAACACCTACTCCGAGTCCAACACCTGTAGTAACATCATATTCATATCAATTAGGAACATCAGTTACACAATCGAATATTGGACAGGCTTGTGCTGCTATTACTGGTAGTGGTGGAGAACCTCAAAGTCCCTTAACTGAAGTATTTGCAGCAACAAATAATGCAGCCAATGTAGAACAATTCTTTACTGATGCTGGTTTAACAAGTGGTTATGGTGGAGAGGATGAATATCACGCTTATTATAGAACCGGTGGATTTGCAACATATACAGGACAAATTTCAGCAAGTGGATTTGTAACGAACATTAATGTTTGCTCAACATAAAATTTAAAAACAAAACAATATTAAAACCCCTTTATTTTAAGGGGTTTTTTGTTTAAATTGTATATAATACTATTTATAGAAATATGTCATATACAATACGATTAACAGGATTTACTTTAGGTGTATCAATATTAAATGTTGATTTATATGCTTGTACAGGTAGTTTAGATGATTGTACTAATAATTCAGGATCTTTATGTACAGGATCCCTTTCAGGATCTGACTCGTCAAAATATTTTCCTTTAGTTGGATATTCCAATATTCCAAGATCAAGTTTAAATGGTACATATGTAGTTGTTCCGGAGGGAATAAAAACAATTAGAGTGGTACCATCAGAATTTAATGGAAAAGATGGTGACCCTGTTATATGTGTTGAATGTGTTGATTATAATAATTTAACAATAAGAATGCCGACTACACCAACTCCCACACCAACTCCCACACCAACAGTTGTACCAACGGCAACTCCCACAAATACACCAACAGTAACACCATTACCGGCAACAGTAACCCCATTACCAGCAACTGTAACCCCATTACCAGCAACTGTAACCCCATTACCAGCAACTGTAACCCCATTACCGGCAACTGTAACCCCATTACCGGCAACTGTAACCCCAACCCCAACACCTGAGTGTGTAATATCTGTAGGATTTGAAGTTGATAGTGCTGGTGATATTAGATATATTGATTGTTGCGGTGAGACAATTTATTTAACATTTGGTATTGGACCACAAGTAATAAACGATTGTTTGCAATATGGTTCATTATCCCAAGTTGGTGCAACTATTTCATTTATAAATTATAGTGCAACATCTTGTAGTTGTCCTACAACACCAACTCCTTTACCGGCAACTGCAACACCACAACCAACTCCATTTGAAACTACGTTTAGTGGTTATGTTAGTTTAGTTAACGGACCAACAGCATGTACTGGTGGTGAATATAGTAATGTTAATATTACGGTTGTAGGTACGTCTTTATGTAATTTAACAAAAGTAAAAGGTTTATCTTCCACAATGTATGGTAACGTATATGGTGATATGATAGTTAATGACACGTTTTGGGTTTCTGATGGTACGGATGAAAGAGAATTTATGAGAGATGGTTCGGCACAAACAGGAACAGCACAAACAGCTTGTACAGCTTGTTCAGGAGCACCACCAACTTCAACCCCTTTACCACCAACTCCTACACCGCAAACATATGATGTGTATGAGAGATGTGATTTAACAGCAATATATTATGTAGATTATAGTGCGGGTAATTTAAGTTTTGTGACGATAAATAGTGAATGTTGTTCAAGAATAGACACGAATAAAGATAGTGCTTATATGGCAACAAACTATCCATCAGCAATATACTTCTCATCATTTACAAACGTAACTTGTCCTTGTGATTAAAATAAAATAAAGATATTTATAACATATGAGTTTTTTAAACAGTAATCACGCGGAATATTTAACGGCCCGAATAACAAACGAGGGTAGAAAGGCTATTGCCAAAGGTACTTTCAATATTGAATTCTTTCAAATAGGAGATTCTGAATTTGATTACGATACAATTTTTAGTGGTTTAACAGGAACAACAGGACAACAAAAAGTTTTTGCTCCATTTGATAATGAATCAGGTGTTAAATATCCGTATTCTTTAGGTAGTGATACCCTAACTTCAACAACATACGGAACACCAATTAGTAATAGTTCAACTACAACTTTAAGAAATGAAATGGGTAGTGCTGGATTTGTATCTATGTATTCAACCGCACCAACAGTAAAAACAACACCACAACCATTAACATATAGTAAACTAAGTGGAACAACAAGTCTGGTTGTGGTGGATGGTACGAATTTTAAACCAAATGATTTTATAACAGTAGTTTTAGATGGTTTTTCAAGTACAACAATTACGGGACAAACAAATAGTATGATCTATAAGGTAGTATCAAAAACAGATAATACATTAACACTAGATCGTAAACTCCCTAATTTAACAGGACTAACAGGTAATGTACAAGTAGTATTAAATGAATATTTCGACGAATCACCAACAACTGACATATTTAACCCAATTGATTATACACAACAACTTAATTCATGGAGATTAAATACAGTATGGTCGGACAAACCAATCGGGGCAGATTACCCAACAAATGATTTAGATGAAAGTTTAAGTGGTTATAATAGTAATCAATATGTTTCAACAAAACAATTATTAGGATATACAAAATCAGGACAAACATTTACAAATTTTGTAGGAACAACTATAACAGGAACTACATTTAAAAATTCATTCGATGAATTAGTTGAAGTTTTACCGTCAGAACAAAGGTGTATTGCAATTATACATTATTCTGAACTTGGAGATGTTACAAATGATCCTGAAAGATTTTTTAAATATGATGATTATATAAGTTCATTAACGGGAACTACAGGTGAAAGTATTACATTATTTGGTGATTTAGATACAGATGATAGAGACTATAATAAAACTGATAGTGACTATTTTGAAATTTACATACCATTTATTAATTATCATAGAAATACAGGAATAACATTAGGTGCGTTATTTACAATGGACACTGTTGATTATTACATTAAACCATTTTCAGGAACAACAGGGTCTAGATTTGAATTAAAATTTAGATATTTGTTAGACGAACAAACTAATAAAGTAGGTAAAGTTTTTATTAATAACAAAATAGTTGTATTCGACGATCAAGAGTTGGTGGCGATGTTAGATTATAGATCTAATAGACGATATACATTACCATCACCTAAATTGGGATCGGTACCAAGTGACGGAACGGCAATTAATTCCTTACTACCAACCACAGGAGATACTGTTTGGTTTACATATATGTTTGGAGATACAAGTACTAGTGGATCTACATTAAATGCATTACCATGCAATTATTTTAATAAAATAACAGGGAACGGAACCCCTTCACAATTAACATTTAAATTTAATACAGGAGCATTTCCAAATATGTACACTACCCCAAGCGGTATTAAAGACGGATTTATTGCTAATAAATTTTACGCCTTAGTACAAACAGGAACAACACCAACTACTTCCAAATGGATAAAAATTGATATAACATCAAAGATATCAGGATATACTAGTGGATATATTGATCCAACAAATTTGGTTAACTATACGTTTACAATTACAAAAAGTGATTACACTGGTGGAACGTCTTTTGATTTAGAAGACCATATGTCAGATGTAACAACTGATTATTTGTGGAATACAACGGGATCAACAACACAACCACAATTTGGTGACGAACAACCGTTCCCTGGCAGTATTAGATTAGTAAGAGCAACCGATATTGAAGAAATGAATATGTTAATAAACTTACCATCTACTCAATTCTTAACATCACAAAACCCAACATATCCAACAACCGGAACAACTCCCACATATATTACCGAAGTCGCATTATTAGATTCATTAAAAGAACCGTTAGTGATTGCTAAAACATCTACACCAATTAAAAGAACAGGAACTCAAGTTTTCGCAATTAAATTAGATTTCTAAAGCTTTACTATTCAGTTAATTTGATTTAATTTTTACTCTATGAGTATAGATATTAATTTCAAAAACAAACCAAAGATTCTCGGTCTTGATATTTCCACGAAGACGATCGGCTTTGCTTTATTTGATATGACGGGTTCTAAATTATTAGAACTAACACATTTTTCACCAAAAATTAAACCACAACCAGAAGATAAGATTGAGGAATTAATTAAAAAGGCCGACGCATTTAAAAAACATTTGGAAAGTTATAAAGACATGGGAATTCTTCGTGTTATTATTGAAGAACCATTGTTGCAGTCAAATAACATTTATACTATAGGAACATTATTACGTTATAATACATTGATACTTAAGAACTGTTATGATGTGCTAGGAGTATTACCAACATTTATTTCCACGTATAACTCAAGAAAATTTGCTTTCCCTGATTTGGTTGGTCCAAATGATAAAGGACGTAACGTTTTATTTGGTGGATACCCAAGAGATATTGATAAGAAACACGTCATTTGGGAACACGTTAATAATGTATGTCCTGATATCAATTGGTTATACGGTAAAACGGGTAATCTTAAAAAAGAAAATTATGACATGGCCGATGCGGCATGTTGCGTTATTGGTTATGTTAACATGAACAAACAAACATCTTAAAATATTCGGCAACTAAAGTTTTACTTTACGAGCTGTAAAAGATATATTTATATTAGGACGGGACTTGTAGAAATACAAGTTTGGTTGGAGGGAGTCGGCGTGGTGTCCGGCTCCCATTTTTTTTTATCATACTTTTTTATTATATTATAATCATGAACACCCAAGAAGTAGACTATTCTGCCGTATTTGATATTTTAGAAGATATATTTGGTGACTATAAAAATCATAATGATTATAGGTACCAAGTGTCCTTTGATTGTCCTGTGTGTTCACATGAAATTAAAGGATTAGATAAAGGAGACGGTAAGGGAAACCTTGAAATCAATTACAAATATGGTGTTTATAAATGTTGGGTATGTGCTGAGACACATAATACCCACGGATCAATCTATAAGTTAATTAAGAAGTTTGGTAATCCAAAACAATTAAAGAAATATCTTTTATTAAAACCTGAAGATGATGAGGAGATTGCTGCAAGAACATACAAACCTGTAAAATTACCTAAAGAGTTTATTCCATTTAAAGATGCTAGTATGGGTTTAAAGATGACCCCACAATACAAGCAGGCATACAATTACATTAAAAAAAGAAACATCACTGATTTGATGTTACAAATTTATAATATTGGATTTTGTTATAGTGGACCATATGAGAGTAGAATTATAATTCCATCCTATGATGAGAATAAAAGATTAACGTATTTCATTGCTCGTTCTTATTTACAAAAGACAAAGAGAAAATACATGAACCCCGAAGCACAAAAGGAGATTATTATTTTCAATGAGCATTTAATTAATTGGGATGAACCAATATACATTGTGGAAGGTGCGTTTGATAGCATCTTTATTCCCAATGCAATTCCAATGTTGGGAAAGTTTATGAGTGAACATTTATTTATGAAACTCTACAATAATGCAAAAAAAATAGTTATAGTACTAGATCCTGATGCGTGGAATGATCAAGAAAGATTATACCATAGATTGAATTGTGGAAAACTAATGGGGAAAGTGTGGAGTATAAGATTAGAAGGGGATAAAGATATTGCCGATTTACAGGGAAACTTAAGTGAATATAAAATGAAACAAATAGATTAGAATGAATTTAAAAGACATCTCATTAGAGATAAATGACTTATTAGAAAAAAGAAGACAAGAATTAGAATTAACATTTATAGAAGAAGAACACATCTACTATATGAAAGATGTTGATGGTGAAATTAAAAAGAACTTCCCGTCAGTATCAAAAATTGTAAAGAAATTTCATAAACCATTTGATGCTGACGGTATGGCACTTAAGATGTCTAAAGGAGATCCTGAAGGTCAAGCACAATTACTTGCCGAATGGAAACAAGCTGGTGATTTATCAACTAATATGGGTAGCCGTGTTCACTTTGAATTAGAATCTGAATTAATTGGTCGTTTCGATAACTACAAAGAAGTTAGACAACCAATATTTGAAATTAATGAAGAACAACAACGTAAGAGTGATAACATGATTATTGCAGGAAAACAATTTCTTGATTTAATGTTAGAACGTGGTGGAGTCTTGTTGGATACAGAAATTGTATTAGGAGACCCAATTGAACAATACACAGGACAACCAGATAAAGTATGGTTAATGCAAAACAAAGAGAAGGATGGATTTGGATTTGTTATTACAGATTGGAAAACAAACCAACCAAAGAACTTTGAAGTTCATCATTACACGGGTAGATTATATCCACCATTTAACAATTATCATGATAATGCTTTAGGTCATTATTATTTACAATTACCATTATATGGTCGATTGTTGCGTAAGATGTTGGAAGGAACAAAATATAACGATACTAAATTATTAGGTAATGTAGTTGTATTATTAAAAGACGACGCAACATTTGTTGAATATAAAGTTCCACATCAAATTAACAACGCAATCCTACAAATGGATTTATCAAAATATATTTCAAGATGGTCAAAAAGATAATTCATATTGCTGATTTACATATTCGTACAATTCAAATGCATGATTTGTATAGAGAACAATTCGAAATATTATTAAATGAATTAAGTGTAAAATTTTTAGAATGGGCAGATGAAAATATATCACATAACGAAATTAGAATTGTTGTTGCGGGTGATATCGCACATCAAAAAATTAATATTTCAAATGAACAATTATTATTAACGAGTTGGTTTTTAAAAGAGTTAACTCGTTTTGGTAAGGTTGTAATAATACCAGGTAATCACGACTTCTTGGAGAATAATACACAACGTATGGATAGTATAACACCAGTCGTTCAATTATTAGACAATCAACACATCACATACCTAAAAGATAGTGGTGATTATGTTGATACCGATGGTAGCGTTCAATGGGTTGTTTATTCATTATATCAACACAACGTAAGACCTGAATTTACAAAACAAGAAGGTTTATTAACGGTTGGACTGTTCCATGGACCGATTATGGGGTTATCGACAGACTTAGGTTATGAGTTTGAAGATGCGTATGATCAATTAAACTTTGTTGATTTAGATTTATTGTTATGTGGTGATATTCACAAGAGACAACAGTTCACATTACCAAATGGAGGTCATGCAATAATGGTTGGTAGTCTTATACAACAAAATTTTGGAGAGACAGTTAAACATCATGGGTATGGAGTATATGATGTAGAATCTAATGAATATGAATTTCACGATTTAGAAAATACACAACCGTTCCTACACTTTAGAATAAACGATATCAAAGACATAGAAAATGAAACCGAAGAGCACGTTAATCTTGGATAATGAGTTTATTCAATATTGTGAATTAAATAAAATAGATAATGTAGATAAGTTAGCACAAGAAACCTTCAATAGAGGGTTTTCTTTGTTAAAGTATGGTGAGACACCAAATGGTAATAGAACTAAAGAAATAGTCGAAGTCACAAAAGAGGTAATAAAGGAAGTGATTGTTGAAGTTGAAAAAATTGTAGAGGTACCTATTGAAGTTATTAAAGAGGTAATCAAGGAAGTAAGAATAGAAGTACCAATAGAGGTCATTAGAGAGGTTGTAGTCGAAAAGAAGGGTAAGACCAAGACCGTAACTAAAGAAGTTATTAAAGAGGTTCCTGTTGAAAAAATTGTGGAAGTTATTAAAGAGATAACCAACAACGAAGAGATAGAAAAGTTGATGAAAGAAAACGATAAATTAAAATCTGATTTGGAAAAAATAACTAAATCTTTAAGTGGATTAGGTAAAGGTAGATACCTTAAAAATAGTGACTTAGGATCACTGTATGATGAATAAAATATTTCCGGCAACTTACTTTTTTTTACGAGATAATTTCTTTATACTTTATTATAATCAGAAATGATAAATAAATGATATAAAAAAATGAATCTTATGTCAACAATGGCTACAGGTAGACCAAGAGTCTACAACACGGGAGGTTTCGATGATTCCTCATCAAGAAATGCAATAATTAAATTCTCAATGGAAACATTAGAACTTGAAATGATTGCAAATCCAAATAAGTACGGTATTGATTTATTGTACAAAGAAGACCCTATTTGGGGAATAGAAATCGAACATTCCAAAAATTGGACTGGTGATTTCTTCTCAGATGAAAACAAGGGCCTCAATAACAAAAGCGGTTTAGGTTTTAAAACCGTAAACATCCCTTGGTGGAGGAAATCCAAATATTGGAATCCCGAAAAAAACCAAGGATGGGATAAAAATATTTACATTAGAACTAATGTGGATTTTTCTCAGGTTATTTTAATTAGACCTGAAACATTTGCAAATCCCGCTAAATGTCATGTTGCAAATTTCCAAACCAAATGGATTACCACAGGTGAACCTGAAGAATGGAGATCATTTAAAAGAGAAGATGTTGAAGTGTACAACCTAATTGATGGTGTGTACATTTTAGATACAAACTTTTAATATAGAATAACCCCTGTATTTTAATTAATATGGGGGTTATTTTAATTTATAATAATAAAAAATTTAATGATTATGATAATGTTATTTTGGGTCCTTGCCGCTTACGGATGTATGTGTATAATTTCTTGGTCGACAATCTTTGAAGACTTGAGAGAATGGGTAAAAACTAAATCTTCTTTCTTTTATAAACTTATGACATGTCCCCTATGTTTGGGTTTTCACTTAGGTTGGGTAATGTCACTTGCGTTAGGTGGTTTATGTAATCACTATTTCCAAACAAATTTATTTTGGAATCTTTTTGCTGATGCTGTTTTTACATCGGGAGCGGTGTGGTGCCTAAATTCAATAATTGAGTTTTTTGAAGAAAATAGAATAAAATAAAAATAAAATGGCAAATATTACAATAACTGATGAGGATATAATGATTTACAATCAAAAAATTGAAAAACAAATAAAAATAATTGAACAAGACACACCATCGAAAAATAATAGTTGTAGTAATGTTTTATTAGAATCAATTGAAAAAATTAAAACCAGCAATAAATGGGTAGGGTCTAAAAACGAAAAAATAAAAAGTTTAGGTAATTCAGATGCAGTAGGAAAAGTAGGGGAATTAATGGTTGAATCAATCGTTAAAAATTACCCCAAAACGTTTACTGTTGAATACGATGGAGATAGAAACACAAATAAAGGTGATGGTATTTACGATATGAAAATATACCCATTACAATCTAATACAACGGTTAGGACTGAAATTAAAACTGCAACAGTTGGAACAAACAATAATACATTTCAATATGAGACGTTTAAAGAAAACGTATGTGATAAGTATATATTAATGTCTATCACCCCAAATGAAATATTTATGACATCTATTAATCCTTCAGAATTATATCCAATTGAAACACACGAAGTTTTTAATGTTAAATTATGTATAAGAAAAAGAACTGATGTTGGTAAATTAACATTAAGTCTTAGTTCATTATATAAAGGAGTTCGATTTGGAAACACAATAGAAATATATAATTCTACAGATGAACAAATAAAAAGATTTTTAGAAAAACATTTAATTATTAATGGATAATTTAGATATTTTATTTAAATGTATTGAAAAATACTCTAACATTACTTTTACTAAAGAACAAACAAAAAAAGAAAAAATTAGTTTAGGGATTGAGGGTATAAAACATATATCAAAATATATCAATGTTAATAACGGTACAATAAAAAGATGGATTGATCTTGATAATGTACCCAATTATTATAAATTTGATTTATCGGAAATGTTGGGTATACCTGTTGATCTATCAACATTAACTCCAAAAGAAAAAGATCAATTCTTTACATCAAAAGAAACTGCCAAATTATGTTTTGATCTTTTCCAAACGGTTTTAAAAGAACATGATGTAGATGAATTAGAATACACATATGTAGAACCATCCGTTGGGGACGGTAGTTTTTATAATTTATTTCCTGAAGATAGAAGAGTTGGTATTGACATTGAAAGTAATTTAGAAAATATTGTTATTAAAGATTATTTGAAATGGTCACCCGATACGGATAAGAAATATTTGGTTTTAGGTAACCCACCATTCGGATTAAGATCAAATTTGGCTTTAAGATTTTTAAATCATTCAAATTACGCAGATTTTGTTGGTTTTATATTGCCACAACTATTTGATAGCGACGGTAAGGGATCAACTAAATCAAGAGTAGAAGGGTTGAATTTAATATATAGTTCAAACATTAATCCTCATTTTTATTTTCCCGATGGAAAAGAAGTTAAGGTTAATGTCATATTTCAAATATGGTCTAAGAGTTTTAAAATTGAAAAAGATAGTAGAACATGTAATGATTATATAAAATTATATTCGTTGTCTAATGGAGGAACAATTGCAACAACCAGAAATAAAAATATGTTAGATAAATGTGATATATATCTTCCATTGACTTGTTTTGGTCAGGATAATATGAGGATACATGATAATTTTTTATCATTACCTAAAAAAACTGGATATGGTATTGTCATATTAAAAAATAAAGAAAATATTTTTAATTTACTTACTAATACCGATTGGTCTAAAGTATCTTTTAAATCAACAAACGGAGCGTTTAATTTAAGATCAGATTTAATACAAGGTGTATTAATTAATAATGGTTTCATTGATGAAATAAAAACTAATGAGTAATCCTTTTATAAAAGTAACTTGGGAAGATGTACCTGAGAATTTCACCCCTGAGAAAATCAGAAGGGTAAAATCTTATTTTGAGAAAAAGTATAATGCAAAGACCGTTCAGGTAATAACAAAAACTTTAACTAATGTTAATCAAACACGTTTAGAGTCTTTAGAAGCGTCGGACAATATTTTAGATCATCAATATCAAAAGAAATTGATGAAAGATTTTCTTTCCGATAATGAAATAATCATTAAGGAGGAGTTAATGGAAAGATTAGATAATAAAGTAAATTCCCAAATAGATAAATTAAATGAAAACAAAGTTAGATATAATAAATGGTATATTAGGAAAGTGGAGTTTTCTAATTTTCTATCATTCGGAGATAATAACGTTATTGATTTTACTGGGTTGGACGGTATTACGGTAATTGAATCCACACCAAAGAACTTTGGTGGTAAGTCTACATCATCAGTAGATCTTTTAATGTTCTTATTCTTCAACACAACAACTAAAACTAAAACTAACGGAGAAATCTTTAATAGATTTACCGATAAGAATGATGTGAGTGTTCGTGGTGAGATTACAATTGATGGAGATGATTATGTAATTGAGAGAAAGACATCTCGTAAGATGAGTAAGTCAGGTGAATACACGGTTAAGAATGACTTAGAATTTTTTAAGAAAGCTGAAGATGGATCCATTGTAAATTTATCCGGTGAACAAAGAAGAGAGACGGAAGCATTTATATCGTCTGCAATTGGAACACAAGAAGATTTCTTATCAACTATATTAACAACAGGTTATAACTTAGAAGAACTTATTGAATCTAAACCCACAGCTCGTGGACAGATATTAACAAAGTTCATGGGATTAGAAAGTCTTAAAGCAAAAGAAGAAATTGCTAAAGAGATGTATAATGATTGGTCTAAGAAATTAGTATCTAACACATATAACAAAGTTAGTTTAGAATCTGATAATGAAACACACAAAGAAAGTATTACTAATTCTGAAAGTGAGATTGTTAGATTGACAAAAGAATTAGGTAAGTTTGAAAAAGAATTAACAAAGTTAGAAAAGAAAAGAGACGAAGTATTTTTAAAAAGAAACAACGACGTAGATAGGGAACTTATTAATACCAATCTAGTTTTATTACAAAGAGAAGTTATTTTTTTATTAACTCAAAAAAATGTAAGTCAAATAAACGCCGACGGAGTTAGTGTTGTTGAACCGTCACAATTTTATAACGAAGACCAACACAAAGAGTTAAAAGGTGAAATGGCAAATCTCCAAGGAATTGATGTTGTATCCAAACATGAAAAGACTCAAAGAGAAAAACTAATTAAACAATTTGAAGAAGGAACAGTTTGTCCTACTTGTAATAGAGCATTAGATGAAGTAGATCATACTGATGAAATTGAAAAGATTAAAAAGGAAATTGAAGACATCATTAAAGAGATGGAATTAAATCAAAATCAATTTGATTTATTAAAGGAACAATCTGAAGGGTTTGATAAATTAAAAACTGAATTTGAAAATTACGAAAGAAATAAACTTCGTAAAGAAAGATATGAGTTAGAGGTTGAACAAAAACAATTGGAAATTGATAGTAAACAAAAAAGATTAGACAATTACGAAAGTAATAAAAATAAACTTGAGGAGAATCAAAAAATTGATGCGGAAGTAATTGCACTTAAAACTAAAATAGAAACCGCTAACGGAGACATTAGACAAACAAATACGAATATAGAAAAACATACCAACAACATTACAAACATGAATGAGAAGATTGGTATTAATGAGGAGTTAATTAAAAAGATTACAGCTGAGGAAGAATTATCCGCTGTGTTTAAAATATACTTAACTGTATATGGTAAAAACGGTATATCCAAAATTATTCTTAAAAATATGATTCCATTAATTAATCAGGAGTTATATCGTTTGTTAGTTGATAGTTGTCATTTCATTTTAGAGATGAATATAAACGATAAGAATGAGGTTGAATTTATTATGATAGATACTGAGACCCGAATCGTTAAACCCCTTAATGCGGGTTCTGGTTATGAAAGAACCATATCCTCATTAGCACTTCGTAGTGTATTGACCAAGATATCATCATTACCTAAGCCCAATATAGTTGTAATGGATGAAGTATTCGGTAAGATTGCAGATGAGAACCTTGAAATGGTGGGTGAGTTCTTTAAAAAGATTAAAAATTATTTTGACCATATTCTTGTTATATCACATAATTCTTTAATACGTAACTGGTCGGATAATATCATTATGATTAAAAAAGAGGAGAATGTCTCTTCCGTGGATTTTATTACAACAAAAATTTCTTAGTTTCGAATATCTTAATTATATTTGTCCTATAAACTAAATTTATGACACCAAAAGATTACCAACAGTTTGGTCTTTACGCAAAAGACAAGGGTATTAGTTCGTTGAAATTGGACTATTATAACCAAAAAGTAGAAAACAGTTTAACTCCTTACATCTTAGAGGAACGAACCTTAAATGTAACCGTTATGGACGTGTTCTCACGTTTGATGATGGAACGTATCATTTGGGTTGCAGGTGGTGTGGACGATCATATGTCCACCATTGTTCAGGCTCAGTTAATGTTCTTAGACAGTATCGACAGTAACGATATTACAATGCACATCGACAGTCCCGGTGGATCTGTTAAGTCAGGTCTTTCTATGGTAGATGTAATGGATTATATCAAATCAGACATTAGAACTATTAATACAGGTATGGCAGCTTCAATGGGTTCAGTCCTATTAGGTGCAGGTACCAAAGGTAAAAGAGGTTCGTTGAGGTTCTCTCAAACAATGTTACACCAATCTTCAGGTGGAGCGGTTGGAAATATCCAAGACGCTGAAATCAGTATGATTGAGTGGAGAAAAGTGAACAACATCCTATTTGAATTATTGGGTGGGTACTGTGGAAAATCAGCAGAACAAGTTAAAAACGATGCAAGTCGTGACCTATGGTTAGATGCGGAACAAGCACTTTCCTACGGTATCATCGATGAAATTGTGGGTAAAAAGAAGAAATAAAGTCAAAGGGGGATAAAACCCCCTTTCTTCATATTTATAATAAAACATATAATATGAAGATTGATAAAACAAATATCCTATTAGTTTTGATTGCTTGTTTAGCCGCTTATACCATATTCCAAAATCAAGGTATAAAAACCGACGTTGCAGGGTATAATGCTAAAATTGAATCCTTACAAAAGGAGATCGATTCAGTTTACACTGCAAATAAAGAAATTGACAATCAAATTGAAAAGGTTGATAATCACATTGTTAATGTCGATAAAGAAATCGATAACGTTACAAAAAACATAACTATTATTAAAAACAACACAGATGAAAAAGTTAACGCTATTACTACTATTGGTAATCTTGAGCTTGAGCAGTTATTCACAAACAGATACAACTAAAGTTATTGTATTAGACACTACTAAAGTTACCATATCAACAAAAGTCGCTAGATTAGTTTACCAAGACTTAATTCGTTATGATGGTACAAAATTAGAGATTGTTGAATTAAATAATGTCATTGGTTTAAAAGACCAACAAATTAATTTATTTAAACAAAAAGATACATTAAAAGACCAAAAAATTTCTAATTTAGAGGTGATTATCAATAAGAAAGATGAACAATTTGGATTAGAAAGACAAAAATCTGAAAGTCTATTAAAAGAATTAAAAGGACAAAGAAGAAAAACATTCCTTTATAAGGTTGGATCTTTTGCTGGAATAATTATGACATCTTTATATCTTCTTAAATAAATATGAAACACATCTTAGACATTAGAAATATAATAATTGTATTATTGATTGGTGTGGCTATTGTGGAATTCGTAAACCCAAAAGGTATTATGCCACATAGAACGATTACTATACATGATACGGTGGGATATGAAGTTCCCGTTCATGATACAGTTGGTATTGAAGTTCCCATTGAAGTAGAAATACCTGTGGAAGTACAAATTCCATATGCGGTTCATGATACTTTTACAGTAACTAACCCAATTGATACCAATGCAATTTTAAATTCAATCGGAATGAAAATGTTTAAGAAAGACATTCTTAAATTACCAAACAACGTTGGAACCGTAACTGTGTTTGATACCATATCAAATGGTAGGGTGTTAGGTCGTTCATTTAAAAGCGATATCAAACAAAAAGTAGTTAGAGATACAACATTCTTAGGGGACGCAAGAAAAAATTTATATTATTTTGGTATTGATGCTAAGTTAGATAAACCAAATGTTATCAATCTTATTGGTTTAGGTTTTATTATAAAAGATAAAGATGCTAAACATTTATATAAGATTGGTATTGGAGTATCAAATAAAGTAGGGCCTGATGGAACTAGTGGTCAATTAGTTCCGTTTATTGGTGGAGGTGTTTATTGGAACGTAAATCGTAAGAAATAAACTAATATGAGATCATATTTGTTATTCATATATGGTGTTTTTGATGACCACCAAGATATAGAATTTTTTTGTTTAGAAATATTAGGTAAATCACCATTTGTTTGGACTGTTAGATATGTTATTGAAAATAATCAAAACATAATTGTTATGTTTGATTCTAATGAAGACCACGGGGTATTATCCGATGAAATACATTTGTTATCAAAAAACGATAGTGTTAAATTTTATTTTCTAATTGAAAAAACTTCTATAGTTAGTGTTTATCTACCTGAAACAATTAATGATTTTATTTTTAAACCAGCAACCTCTGATCCATTAATGATTAAAGTTGAATACGAAAAACATACTGAGGTACAACGAGAAAGATTAGAATTAGACGACGTATTAGATAAAATTGACCTATATGGGATTGAAAGTCTAACTGAAGAGGAAAAAAAGTTCTTAGACAATTTTGAAAAGTAATATTTTTTACTTATTTTTATATATACACAATTAAACACCAACCACATGAAAAAATCCATCTTAAACAACACCGAGGAAATACAACAGTACATAAAGGACATTCGTAGAATACCTGTTATATCACATGAAAGACAAGAGGTTATTTTTGAAAGACTTAATGATAAGACAATTACTAAACATGAAAAGAAATTTTTATACGATGAGTTGGTTGTAGGTAATTTAAGATTTGTTATATCAGTTGCAAAAATGTTTCAAAATCAAGGGATGGATATTATGGACATCATATCCGAAGGTAATATTGGTTTAATGAAGGCGGCGGAAAGATTTGATCCAACAAGTGGATTAAAATTTATATCATACGCTGTGTGGTGGGTTAGACAATCAATAATGGCATCATTAAATGAAAACGCAAGAACTATACGTCTTCCGTCAAATTTGGTTCAAGAATCACAGAAATCTAAAAAAGAAGAATTAAGTCAAGAAGATAATTTCTTTATTAATAATAGTGAAGAACCGGTGTCAAGTGGTCTACCATACTGTGTTGGTCTATATAGAGAAATAAACGAAGACGGAGATCAACTAATTGATATTATTCCAAACAAAGAAGCGGAAAGACCTGATGCTATTATGAACTCACCTGAAGAAATAAAGAAAAAAGTTTCAGCAATGTTAAGTGTCTTAGATGAAAGAGAAAGAGTTATTATTGAGAGATATTATGGTCTAACAGGTGTTGAATCAAACTTAGAGGACTTGGGGGAGGAATACGGTTGTACAAAAGAACGTATTAGACAATTACGTGATAAGGCCATTAAAAAGCTTAGAAACGAGAGTTTTGGTCTATTAAACTATTTATAAAAATATAATATTATGAAAAAGTTAATCGAATTAATAAAAACATATAAATTACAGGTACTGATTTTTTTAACAGTCATCTTCTTTTTTAAGTCTTGTAGCAATTCAAGTAGAGTGACTAAATTAGAAAAAATTCAAAAACAAAACGTATCTACGATTGATAGTCTTAAAACAACACATAAAAATGAAAAAATAGCAATTCACGGTTTTTATGATAATTGGATCACACAAAAAGATAGAGGGCCACAGTTAATGGAACTACATTTTATTGTTAAAGAAAACTTAAAAAAAGAACAAGAATCTAAATGAAACATTGGTTAAACCAAAATTTTAAAACATTAATTATTGCGGCATTTTTGATTCCAATCATTACTGTTGCAATTGTTTCTATTTCACACGTAACAAAATGGTATGGTATATCCAATCCAGTAAGTTGGGCTGTTTATTTATCAATTGGAATTGAGATTGCGGCATTATCGGCATTAGCGGCCATTTCGGCAAACATGGGTAAGAAAGTTTATTTCCCATTTGCGGTTGTGACGTTAATACAGTTTATAGGTAATGTATTTTTTGCGTATACATATATCGATATCAATGGACAGTCGTTTAGGGATTGGGTTGATTTAGTATTACCATTAACAGAATTAATGGGAGTAGATTCAACTGACTTAGTAGGTAATAAAAGATTCTTAGCGTTTTTTGCTGGAGGTATGTTACCAATCATTTCATTATCCTTTCTTCATATGTTAGTTAAATTTACGGAAGAAGATAGATTAAAAGAAAATGAAACACCACCAATTAAAGAATCGGAATCTAACCCCGAAGATTTAAAAAACTTTATTGATGAGTCTGTAAGATTAAATTTAAGTGAAGATGATTTAAAAAAATTGGAAGAGGTATTATTAAATCCACCTCCACCAAATGAAGAATTAAAGAAAGCGGAGGAAGAATATAAAAGAAGAGGAGAATTATTGGCAGAGATAATGAAGAACGACGAAGAGATGGGTTTATATGATGAACCACTTGATAACCCAATGATTAAAGAAGATTTGGATGATGAAGTATCTGATTGGGATGAAACATTAATGGATGGTTTAGAAGACGAAGAACCTTTCTTTACGGAAGAAGAAATTGAGAATATTTTACAAGAAGAACCCACTGAAGAAGAAGTTCAAAGAAATTTTTCCACTATAGAACCCGAAACGGAGAATATTTTCCAAGATAACGAAACACTTGAATTTGATATTTTAGTTCAAGAGGATTTGGAAGTTTCCGAACAAGAATTTGATGGTTTTGTTCCTGAACCATTTGCAACACCTGAGGAAGTCGTGGAGTTAAAAATAGATGAGGACAATGAACGAATGGATATTATAGGTCAGAACGGGAACGAAGGATTACATTACGAAAACAAAGAAACCACATCATCCGAACAAGATGATGAAAAAAAAAATTAGAAGAGTCCCTAACTCCGACATTGGAGGAATTGAAGGTGGACTTGGTTTCGTTAACAATAGAAAATACACTCCCCCAAGAGCAAATCCAAACGTTAGAATTAACAGATTCTAAAGAGGAGACTTTATATTGGGAATCTGATGATACTAACCCAAATCAAGTAATATATGATTTGGAAAATAATAAAACAATCATACCAACGTCCGAAGAAGAAATAAACACACTACCACAAGGAGAAAAAGTTATATCGAGAAATGTTAGTTCAAGACGTAGAAATTTTAGATAATTTAAATATTACTCGTAGAAAGTCTAAGAAGACGCAAATATTCCTATACGACACCCAAAGAAGATTAGATGATTTTTTAAGTAAAATGAAATATCGTCTAAATGGGAAATATGAAGATGTCCCTCATTATGTTATATCTAAATTAGGTGTAGTTTATCAACTGTTTGATACCGACCATAGTTCCAATACATTTAATGACCCTCAGATAGACAAAAAACAGATCAAAATAGCCGTCGAGAACTTAGGATGGTTGAACAAAGATACCATCACTGGTGTCCTTTATAATTGGATTGGAGACCCATACAGAGGTGAACCACATATCCGTAATTGGAGGAACTATTATTTTTGGGACGTATACTCCGAAACCCAATTAAAATCCCTTTCTGAACTTTGTAATGAGTTGTGTGATAAACATAAAATAACTAAACAAGTGGTACCATCCCACGGATACTTGGAAAATGCTTCAAATTTCACAGGGATAGTATGTAAATCCAATTTTTCAAGTATTTATACAGATATAAACCCTTCCTTTAACTTTGGGGTTTTTTTTAACAATGCAAATGAAAACTAAAAATGATTACGATGTAATGAAAGGTATGTTAAAGACCATTAGGACTATAACAGAATCAAAGGCATCAAATAGAACATTAAACGAGGCAGTTGGATTCCAATCACCTGAGGTGGATAAATCCGAAGAAAATCTTAAGAATGACGTCATGGTAGTAAATGATGTTGAAATTAAAATGAATTCTTCAGATGAGGCGGACTTAACATTACAAGATAGTGAAAAAACAGCTATATCTCAGTTAATTGATAATTTTAAACAACAAGTTTCACAAATTGCCGACTTTACTCCTGGTATTACAATTGCTCCCGATCAAGTTAGATTAGATGGTTCATTAACTGATCAAGACATTAGTTTTGTTTTTATTGCGGGTAAAGAGTCAGGAGCATATATCAATGCTGATATGTTAAAATTGGAACAAGACGTTGCAAATGAATTAGAAAAATTAGCTAAGTTTCAAGAAACATTTGAAACTGCAATGAATCCATTAATACAAGAGAGAAAAACTAACTAATAAATGGCACTAACAGATCAAGACAAGAGAGAGATTGAGAATATCACAAAGAAAGAGATTAAATCTTTTATGGACACAACACAGGCCCATAAGATTGTTGTGAAGATGATTCAAGACGAGTTAGGAACAAAAAAGATAGACGATAAAATAATTGATTTATCAACCAAAGTAGTAGTTGAATTATTCAAGACCCTATGGCAGAGAAAATCATTTTGGGAAACTGCTTTAAAATCTGTTAAATAATGAAGTATTCTAAACCAAACTTTGAACATGAGTGGAGTGAGGCTCTTCGTTACCGTGAATTTGAAAAGATGGGTAAGGACAAGTGGTTAGAGAAAGCATCTAAAGATTTTGAAATTTCTAATTTTAATTCAATTAAAGAAGTATTGAATAATGTGGATTTAGATTATGATACACTTGAGGATGAAAAGAAAAAAAGATTTGAAAAGCATTTTAAAGAGGGTGAAGTTGAAATACCAATGGTAGTTAAATTTGGTGAGAACGATTATGACCTTTTAGGTGGTAATACAAGACTTGCTGGTTTAATTGGTAAAGGTATTAACCCCAAATTGTGGGTCGTGGATATGACAAAAAAGAAAGAAGAAGTAAAAGAAACAGGTGCAGATTCGTCAGGTTCTTTTGAAGGATCGGCGTTTGGTGGAGATGGAGATGTGATTAAAAGAAAAATATCTAAAATACCTAATTTTGAACCAAACGAACAAGAATTAGGGGAAGTAACAGATTCAAGTTCTTCAGGTGCATTTGATGTCCCTGCGTTCGGTAAATCAACCTCTGGTGGTCGTAAAGACCCATTGAAGATTGACGGACCTGACAGTATCTATAAAGGTAGAGCGGTCAAGGATAAGAATTTCCCTAAATGGGGAGGACCAGATAGTGTTTTTGTTAAGGTAAAAGAGAAATGTAAGAAGTTTCCTTATTGTAATCAAGGTAATACGGGAGCAATTGAATACGTTAATGAAGACAAAGAAATACAACAAATAATAAACGAAATCTCAAAAACATACGGTTTACCACGTAAACAAGTGGAAAATATCGTATTAAATGAGATTAAAGATATATTTATATAGATATGAAAGTAAGTGAAATAAAACAACTAATAGAAAGTATAGTTACTGACGAAGTTAGAAAAACTATAATTGAAGAGTCTGAAGGTAATAAAGAAGTGTATCACATCAAATGTGAGGGAATTCCTTTAGGTACTTATAATAGTCAAGAAGAGGCTGAAAATGATATGGATAAATTTAAAGAAATGCATCCAGGTAAAGAACTTATCATTGAGAAAGGTGTTTATGAATCACATCACGACATGTTAGATAAATTAGACGAAATGAATGATCAATTAGAAGAAACAGACAATATGGAAAATACAGAAATGCAACCGGAAGAAGGAAATGCGTTTGGTGGAGCATTAGCTGCCGCTAAATTAAAAGGTGATAAAGAATTTAAAGTTGGTGATAAAGAATATGACGTAAAAGAGGAAGAAGACTGTGAAGAGTGTGGTGGTTCTTATATGGAAGAAGAGGAAGAAGGTGGAGATGATTTTGAAGAAATGTTAAGAGGTAGAAGAAAAAAACATAGTTATGTAGATAAAGGTGAAGAAACACCTAATGAAATGGGTGAAGAAAAGAAAAGTTGTGAAAAATGTGGTAAAGAAATGTGTGAATGTGGTGGTGGTATGTATGAATCAAAAAAGAAGACAATACGTTTAACTGAAACTGAATTAACTAATATGATTGCTAAAATGGTTAGTGAATCAATACCTGGTTTAGATGCGGCTAAAAAATCACACACTGAAAGTGGTAAAGAAAACAAGGCTAATATTGCTGCAGTTGAAAAGAAAATAGCGGCAACAATGAAATTTGATGGTAACGATAACCCTGAATTTCCTAAGGCAATTGGTAAAGGTGAAAAGGTTGCAAGAAAGAACACACCAGCACAAGAAGATGAAATTAAGAAAAACTTCGCAGGTTTAGAAAACTTAGATTACGATATTGAACCATCTCAACAATTTAAAGATAGATTAAAGAAATCAATTGAGGGACATTCAACAACTGGTAATGCCCCAACAACAGAAAAGACAGATGTTAAACCATCTAATGGATCTAAACTTGGAGAAGAACCTAAAGATAAAGATGGTAATGTAATACCAACACCTGAAACGGCTAAAGGAATTGAAAAACAAGTTAAAGACAGACAAAAGGATAAGGATAGTAGAGAGTTATATACCAAACAAGCCGTTCCGGTTAAATCTAAATCAATCAACGAAGAAGTTGAGAAGATGAAGAAAATGTTTAAATACAACGAAAAAACTCAATAATACCTTTTAAATCTTTTCATTAATCTTTATATTTGTATTATAATAAAGTTATGGAAAATAAAGAGAATTATTTAGAGTTTATTGGCTCGGAAAATTACAAACAACAAATTGATGTATGGTATAGGGCATACAATATTAGTAGAGAAAAAACTGAACTTTTCTATGATTTTCTTATTTCACTATATAATTTAATCGAAGAAACTTATTTAGGTCCCGATGCGGTTAAAACAACCGATGATCAAATGAACCATTTTACATGGTGTTGGGATAAAGCGGTGGATAGTTTTAGTAAAGAAAAAATTTATTTTAAAGAAAGGGGTAACGCATATGAATATATGTGGAATTTCTATTTAGAGGCTTATTATTACCCTAAGAATTTAGAAAATACAATAAGAATACCAGAATATTTTTATGTACTTTTTGACTTTGTTCACCGAAAAACCAGATCTGAACTGGATATGTTAACGGAATTATACAAATTGTTAGAACAAAACTTGAAAAAGTGAATTTTTTTCCATATATTGATATTAAAATCGTAATAAAATATGGAAACCTTAAAAAAAATTGACGAACTTTTCATGAAGATGAAAGTTGACACGGAGAAGGTTTATGGAAAGGGTAACAGAAGTGCTTCTATTAGAGCAAGAAAATACGCCCAAGAAATAAAACAATTAATTGGAGTCTACAGAAAAGAGATCCTTGATGAAATGAAACAACATGATGATGCAACAAATTAAACTTTTCTTTTTTGTATTAAGTATATTATATCTTACAAAATTTTTACTTGAATTTATTGTAAAATTATTTCAAGAAAACCCTGAACCTATGAAATTATCTAATGTGGAACAAATAATCCTATTAGTGGCATCTTCATATATAATAACCTACATTTTAATTTAATACCGTGTTTGAAGAAATAAAATCATTAAGACCACACTTTCATTCTTTAAGAGAGATACAAAATAATGTTAGTTTAGACATTAAAGTACCTTTATCTTGGAAGTATGAAGATATAGTAAAACCATATAGAACTGTTACTTTAAAAGTACAGGATAAAAACGATAAATTTAATTTAGTATCGTTTATCTCACAAGCAACTCAAGAAGGTTACGACGTTGTATTTGCGTGTGCGGATGAAATATTTAAATATAATAAGGAGGAAGAAGAAAAACAAAAGTTATTCCACCAAAAAGTAAAAGAATTACAAGAATTATTTAAAACAGAAACTTTAGATAAATTAAAAGAGATAAATCTAACTGATAATTATGGACAAGAAATTACAACAGGGATTGAATTGGCTGGACAAGGAAATGAAGAAGGATCAGAAGGAAGTGGAGATACAGAAGACGAGGATGATTGATGAAATAAAAAAAATTAATAAGGAAGAGTTGTTTAAACCAAAAAAGAAAGTATCTATAATAGATAAATTATTAAAGATATTAGGTTATGGAAAAAAAAGGTGAGTTATTAAATCAATTGGCTATTATAAGTGACTTATTAGAAAAGTTAAACACAAATACAGAATCAAAAACTATTGTATTAAACTTAAAAGAGGAAGAATTTTTAATTGCGTTTAATGTTATACAAAAAAAATACGGAAGAAGAATTGAAAAACCAGAAGAAACATTTACAATTAGTATAGGTGAAGTAGATATTATCTTTAATATGAGTAATGTCTAAATAATTCACGTCTATTGAATCCTTTAGACTCTAACAATTTATATAATTGTTTTCTTTGATAGGTTGTAATGTCTTTGACGAACATAAAGTTCGTCTTTTTCTTTTTAAGTAGATCCTGTTTTAGTAATTCAAATAATCTGTCAGAGTCATTAAGGTTTTTATTTCCATACATTTTAACGTCATCCTCAATCTGAACAAATAGATTTTTATTTAAAGTGAATATTTGAGTAATTTCAGTTATCGGTAGAATTTTATCCACCATCTCATGATATCTGATTCTTTTCTTTGTTTGAAGATCATAGATTAACTCTTCTTGCCAATATGGTAAGATTTCTTTGATACGAAATTTATCGTCTTCAATCTTAGCTTTTGTATTCCTACCCAAACTATCTTTAACGTATGTTGCAGTTGCCCAACGGTTATTTGGGAAGATTAAAGCAATCTCATATACTAACTCCTGTTTGCGTTTACTACCCTGTACTTTTAGAAATGGAGGTACACGCTGTGTTTTAAATTCCCTCCAATATTCATATACGGTGGTTCTTTTCATACAACGGTATAATACTTTGACTCTTTTTTTATTACAAAAAAGAACTATAAAATATTTTCCCTTTTTCATAGAAATTTATGAATTAAAGAATAAACACCATAGATACCAAAACAGGTCCAAATTATCGCAAATACGATAACTCCTGTAGGTACAAAACTACCAGCATCTTTGATGTCACCCTTTTCTTTACATGTTTTACAAGCCATAATAAAATATATACTTTAAATTTCTCTTTATCAAATATTTTGGTTATATTTTTTGATATAAATAAATGATTAATGATTAGTTACATTGGAGGAAAGGCACGAATAGGTAAATGGATTGTTCCACATATACCCACAGATATTGAAACATACGTAGAAGGTTTTAGTGGTATGTTTTGGGTATTCTTTAATATGGATTTGGACAAGTTCCCAAATCTAAAAACGGTCGTTTATAATGACTTTAATCGTCTTAATGCAAACTTAATGAAGTGGACGAAACAATATGATGTTTTACATCAGGCGTTATCGACGTACCCATGTCAAACGGTTGGAGTTGAAGACACACCACCTGAATATGAACAAATGTTTAATCAATATCAGAAAGAAGTATTTAATCCTGAATTAGTTATAACAGAAGAGAATAGTTTAGAAATAACTTGTAAGTATGTGTATGTGTTGACACAAGTATTCTCAGGGTCAAAACCTGAAACATCTTCATATACAGATTATAAAGGTGCCTATCGTTGTAAGGTTTTAATTTTTATGGATAAGTTAAAGAACCCAAAATATAGAGAACACATTGATCGTATTAGTTTTGTTGAGAACAAAGATTTTTGTGATGTTGTAAAACAATATGATTCACCGACAACATATTTCTATATGGATCCACCATATTGGAAAACTGAGAACTATTATTCTAATCACGATTTTGATGTTAACGATCATATTAGATTAGCGGAGTGTATGAAAAGTATTGAAGGTAAATTTAGTTTATCATATTACAATTTCCCTCAATTAGTTGAATGGTTTCCAAAAGATCAATTTGAATGGAGAACCGAGAATTTTAAGAAAGCGGCCGCAGCTAAGAAAGACGGAACACAAAATGAAGGAACGGAATTATTGATTATGAATTATAAGGCTCCACAAGTTGAAGGTAAAGAAGAGAAAAAACACAGATTGATAGAAGAAAGAAAAATAAGAGATATTTTAAAAAAGGCAAGACAAGTAGAAAAAGAAAGAAAAGAAGAAGAAAAAAGATTAAAAAAATTAGAAACGGAACTAAAGAATAAATTAAAGGATATAAAATAAAGGACATGAATACAGCATGGTACGTGGTAAAAGTTTTACCCGGTAAAGAAAGATCATTAACTGAACAATTCAATAAAGATATTGGTTTAGGTAGAATAAATAAAATTGTAAGATTTGTTTGTCCTACTGAGAAAGAATTCGTTGTAGTTAAAAATAAAAAAGTTATTAGAGAAAAAGTATTATATAGTGGATATCTTTATTTTGAATCTCTTAAACAATTAGAAAATGATGATTTGAAGGTAATATCTTTAATACCTAATATTATGGGTATGATGGGTGATAGGATGCCAATGTTATTAAAAGATACTGACGTTAGACGTATATTGAAAGATGATACGTTAGAAGAACATATTGAAAGTAAAAAATTAAAATTTGATACTGGAGAATCTATTATAGTATGTGAAGGACCATTCAAAGAATTTAGTGGTATTATTAAAGAAGTAAAAGGTGATCGTGTTGACGTAGAAATAAAAATATTTGGAAGAAATACTGCAGTTTCGTTAACTTTGGACCAAATACAGAAACCTTAATGGATAAATTATCGCCTGAAGTTTTAATATATCTTCAATCGGTTAAAAATTACTTTGAAACCAATTTAGAAGCAAAAGAATTTTTTTTAAGTAATTCAGATGAAGAATTGTTTTACAAACATATGACTGAGATTGCACAGAAGAACTATGAAAAAAATGGAACAGCAACATTGGACAGAGAACAATTTGAATTATTAAGAAAAACAATTGCGGCGATTAGTGTCATTAATAAAACAAAATTTAAAAACGGAATACAATTTAAAAAAGAAGACTTTGATTACGATAATGGGGTGTTTATTGAATTCTCCAATTTCGGTTCAATTTGTCTTAATTAAAATATTATATGAATAAGAATTTACCAATTAATTATTCCATTTACGATACCGTTTATGGAAATGAAATACCAACAGAACAATACTATGTTATTAAGTATGACAAATTACCATCAAAGTTTACGGATATAAGTTTGTTGTATGAACCTGATATTATTGAAGAAATAAAAAAGAACGGGTTCACCGAAGTTATAAAAATTAATATCAAATCTAAAACTTATGAATCATCAACACAATCTTTATTTGTGAATGATGTTGCGGGAATTTTTGTAAGAACATATAAGTCAAGTAGAGGACATAAAGAACCAAAAGAAAATCATGTCCATATTGAATTTGCTTACGATGGAACAAAGGGAGGTATTAAAGAACAAATTGATTTTAGTGTATTCAAAAAGTATGAGGTTGCAAAAAAGAAAGCGAATATTCAACTTGTTAAAAGTGATATGGGTCATTTAGATACTGAAGAATACGATTTATATGTTCCACCTACAGATTTAGAATTAAATTATGGAAGTGATTTTAATAAGATTCATGAGGTTATTGTTGAAAGATTGAATAAAAATAACGATAAGGGGATAATTTTACTTCACGGAGATCCTGGTACTGGTAAGACATCTTATATTAAACATTTGACTACTTTGGTTAAAGATAAAGATATTTTATTCATTCCACCATCGATGGCGGAGATGTTATCTGAACCAACTATTATACCATTCTTGATGGACCACAAAAACTCAGTTTTAATAATTGAGGATGCTGAACGAGTTATTAGTGATCGTGAAGGTAACGGGTCACCGGCAGGTGTATCTAATATCCTTAATCTAACTGACGGTATTTTGGGGGATTGTTTAAATATTCAAGTTATTGCAACCTTCAACATGAAGAGAGAGAAAATTGATCAAGCACTACTTCGTAAGGGTCGTTTAATTGCCGAACATAAGTTTGAGAAGTTATCGGTGGAGGAAACCAATAAATTATTAAAACATTTAGAAAAAAATCAAGTAGTTGAGGAAGGTATGGTTTTAGCTGATATTTATAACATAGACACAGAAGTCTATAAAACATCCCCAAAAGGAAATAAAATAGGATTTTAAAATTATAAAATGGAATACGTAACATCCGCACAAGTTGCACAATTACAATTAGAAGGAAAAAAATTATTAGTTCAGTACACAGCCGATTGGTGTTCACCATGTAGAGCACTAACACCAAGATTATCTAACTTATCTAACAAATATTCAGATATTACATTTGTTAAAGTAAATGTTGATGAAAACCAAGACGCTGTAATGGAGTTAGGTATTAATACTGTACCTACCATTATGATTTACGAGGGGGATACATTAATAAACAGATCAGTTGGGGCTAACGTTGACAGTGTATATAGTAAAATTTTAGATACATTATAATATATGTCTAACAATATAGTATTGTTTACTATGAACGGATGTGGACATTGTCATGATCTTAAAAAAGAATTAAATGAGTTACAAATATCATTTAATGAAATAGAGATAAGTCAAAATAAAAAAGTGTGGAACCAAGTTGTTGAACAAACAAAACAAAATGTAATTCCAACTATCTATATTACTAAAGAAAACACAGATGAAGGGTTAGTTTTTATACCTGGAAAAGATTTTAATAATCGAGATGAAGGTATTGAAATCATAAAAAAATACACATTATAAAAAAAAAGGGTTTGAAACCCTTTTTTTTATGCCTATTAGTGGAATAAAAGTATTTATGTAAAAGACTTTACTTTTACATGGCACTACAAAGAATAAATTGGACACAGATTGAGACGGAAAACGTCACACCAGGTACCACAATTGATCTCGGTTCATCCACAACTCCATTAAATGCGGTCTACGCAGATAATTTATATGTTTCAGGAACAAGTTTAACTGATTTAACCACAGGATCTTCAGGTACATCAGGTTCTTCAGGTTTGTCAGGTACTTCAGGATCTTCAGGATCTTCAGGATCTTCAGGTGCAAGAGGTACTAGTGGTACATCTGGTACAAGTGGTTCTTCAGGTTTAACAGGTTCTTCAGGAACTTCGGGAACATCAGGATCTTCAGGTATAAGTGGAACGTCAGGATCAAACGGATCTAGTGGTTCTTCAGGAACAAGCGGTATTGCGGGTAATCACGGTACAAGTGGTTCTTCGGGTACATCGGGAGCAAGAGGTACTTCAGGTACATCAGGCACTTCAGGAAATGTTTATCAAACATCATCAACAACATACATTACAGATATTGACGAACACGATGGGGAAGACCTTACTTTCACAGTTGATAGTAATTTATCTTATACCACGGGTCAACTTGTAATTGCTGCAAGTAATATATTAAATTATTTAATAGGACGTGTTGTAAGTTATTCAGGTACACAATTAATAATAAGAATTTTAGAACATGTAGGAGGTAGTGATCACAATAGTTGGTCCATTAATTTATATAGTTCAATAAGTGGAGGAGAAGGAGGAGGAACATCAACACTTAAAGTCGGTGACGGATCAACATTAATTAATGGAGTAGATAAAATCATATTTAGTGGTGCAACCGTTACAGATATTGGTGCGGGTAATGTTAGAGTGACTATAGTTGGTGGCGGTGGTGGAGGTACAAATGGTACAAGTGGTACATCAGGTTCTTCAGGATCAAGTGGAACATCAGGTATTGCGGGAAGTGGTGGAACATCAGGTTCAGACGGAACTTCAGGAACTAGTGGTACTTCAGGAACGTCAGGTTCAAGTGGAACATCGGGTACAACGGGTGCAACTGGTTCACACGGTACATCAGGTAGTGCGGGAACTTCAGGTTCATCGGGTACATCACCTTTAGGTTTTTCATCGGGTACCTCAGGAACAAGTGGTTCAGATGGTAGTTCAGGAACGACAGGTTCTTCGGGAACTTCAGGATCTAGTGGATCTTCAGGTATTGCTGGATCATCGGGAACATCAGGTGTTGATGGTTCTAGTGGTACTTCAGGTGCTGCGGGTTCATCAGGTACAAGTGGTGCAACGGGAACATCGGGTACATCAGGTTCTTCAGGTACATCGGCGGCGGGTGGTGGAGGTGTGTATGTTTTAAAATTAACATATTCGGCAGGTAGTTTAGATGCGAGTCCTTTTGCTGCGGCAACCGACCCACTAGGTAATACTATAACATCAGGTACTGGTGGTTGGACATTTACAAGAGTTAGTGCAACTGAAATAAGTGTAACACATCCATTAGGACTATGGGGAATAAATTTTATGACACATTCACAACTTATTGGTGGAGATTTCTTAAGTAGAAATATGGGAGGAACATCAACTGGCCAATCAGTCTGTGTACAAAACGCAGCAAAAACCTTAATGACATTTAAGGCATTAGGAACAGGATTTACTGGTATATATGGTACGGGTGCGGTAGTACAATACATAACATGGCAAGTACCTACAAATAATATTTATATATAAAAATGGCAAGATTAGAATCATTACCAATTACATTAGTTGCTAATATAAAACCTGGTAGTATTACTACTAGTACATTTTATAATAATACTGGAAGTACTTACCATGGATATGGATATACATTTAATTGTACATTACAAGTAACCGCAACACTCACTTCTGACGATAGAATTACACCAAATCAATTTATGTATGATGCATATTTTGTAAATGAAGGAATGTGGTTTGGTCAAAGTAGTAACGGCGCATCTTATAAAATTATAAGTACATCAACACCAACAAGTGCAACGGAAATTGATGTTGTTTTAAAAGATGTTGGTTTATATAATATATTATCCGACACTTCATTTAGTGGTTTTAATACCCCTAGCGAAGGTAATAACGGATTATTATTTTATTTATCCGATGACGGAGATCCAATATTAAGTGGATTACAATTGTTACAACCTTATTTACCTGACATTAACTATTTTGTTAATGACATGTATGCAAAATTTCAATATAGAAATTTAACAACAACATATTACAACAATAACGATACTAATTTAGTTTATAATACAGGTTATAGTGTTAATCAAATAGTTTATTTAGATTCAACAGGAACATTTCAATTAGTTGACACAACAAACGCAACTCAAGTTGAAAAATCTTTTGGTATTGTTACGTCAGTAAATGAACCTGAAGATGGAAACATGGCAGTTAAACCATTTGGTGAAATCAAAGGGGGATTAACATTAACAGGATTTTCAATTGGTGATATATTATATTACGATGCAACTGCATCAAATACATCTTATGTAACGAATGTAAAACCGGCAACAAATCCACTACCAATTTACATTAAGATTAGTGATACCACAGGTTCATTAATTGGTGGTCAAACAAGTGGTGGAGGTTCAGGTTCAGCGGGAACCGCAGGAACAAGTGGAACTAGTGGTTCAGATGGTACATCAGGTTCTGATGGTACAAGTGGTTCAGATGGTACATCAGGTTCTAACGGATCAGACGGTTCTTCAGGTTCTAGTGGTATAAGTGGAGTTGACGGAACAGATGGTACATCAGGTACAAGTGGTTCTGATGGTACATCAGGTTCTAACGGATCTAGCGGTACAAGTGGTTCTGATGGTACATCAGGAGATAGTTTATTTGCACAAACAGGATCTTTTTGGGCAACAACAAATGACGTACAGATTACAGGTTCGTTAAATGTTGATGGTATTATTACCGCAAAACAATTAAATATTGATTATGTAAGTTCCTCAATTCTTTATACATCAGGTTCAAATAAATTTGGTAATACATCGGATGATACGCACGAGTTTACGGGTTCATTGTTTATCAGTGGTTCAGTTAATATTTCAAGTGGTAGTTTAATAATAGACGGAGTTTCATTCTCAGCGATGACTTCAGGAACATCAGGTTCCGATGGTACAAGTGGTAGTAATGGTAGTTCAGGAACAAGTGGTTCAGATGGTACATCAGGTTCTAACGGATCTAGCGGTACAAGTGGTTCAGATGGTTCTTCAGGTTCTTCAGGAATATCAGGAATTGACGGAACAGATGGTTCTTCAGGTTCAAGTGGTAGTGATGGTACATCAGGATCTTCAGGTTCAAGTGGATCAGATGGTTCTTCAGGTTCTAGTGGTAGTGATGGTACATCAGGTTCTTCTGGTTCAGATGGTTCTTCAGGTTCTTCAGGATCTTCAGGTTCTAGTGGATCGGATGGTTCTTCAGGTTCTAGTGGTAGTGATGGTACATCAGGATCTTCAGGTTCAAGTGGATCAGATGGTTCTTCAGGGGATAGTTTATTTGCACTTACTGGTTCAGTATGGGCAACAACAAATGATATTGAAATTACAGGTAGTTTAAGTATAACTTCTCAATTAGGTATTACAGATAGTAATATCATAATGACGGATAGTTCATCGCTTTATCTTACTAGTGGTTCAAACATATATGTAGATGGAGGAATAATAAGTGGAGCCTATATCTACGGAGACGGTTCAAACTTAATTAATATTCCAGCATCAGGAGTAACAGGTTTACAGTTAAATCAAATCACAAGTGGTAGTAATACTGCTTCAATTAATTTAGATGGATTTAATATTAATACTGATACATCTATTACAGGTTCATTAACTGTTAGTCAAGGTACTAATGCGGTTAATTCTTTCTTGTATTTGACTGATAGTAGTTCAATGGTTTTAAATAGTGGTAGTAATATCATTATAGAAAATGGTGGTTACATTACTGCCGCCTTCTTTGGTGATGGTGCGGGATTATATAATATTCCAGCTTCAGGTGTAACAGGATTAGAATTAAATAAAATTACAAGTGGTAGTAATACGGCTTCGGTTAGTTTAGATGGATTTAATATTAACACCAACACATCTATTACGGGTTCATTAATAGTATCCAACGGTTCAGGTGTATTTGATTCAAGTTTATTTTTAACTGACAGTTCATCACTTATATTAACAAGTGGTAGTAATATCATTGTTGAAAATGGTGGTTTTGTTACTGCAGCTTTCTTTGGTGATGGTGCGGGATTATATAATATACCGGCAAGTGGTGTAACAAATTTAGCACTAAATCAAATAGTAAGTGGTTCGGTAAGTGCGTCTATTCAATCCGATGGAACATTCAGGGTTAATGGAGACACGTATATTGATGGTATATTAACCGCAAAACAATTAAATATTAATTATGTAACGTCATCAGTTCTTTACACATCAGGTTCAAATAAATTTGGTAATACATCGGACGACACACACGAGTTTACGGGTTCGGTTTTTATATCAGGATCAGTTAATATTGTAAGTGGTAGTCTTTCAATAGACGGAGTTTCTTTCTCAGCAATGACATCCGGAACAAGTGGTAGTGATGGTACATCAGGTTCATCAGGATCTAGTGGTAGTGATGGTACATCAGGATCTTCAGGTTCTTCAGGATCTAGTGGATCGGATGGTTCTTCAGGTTCTTCAGGATCTTCAGGTTCAAGTGGTTCAGATGGATCTTCAGGTTCTAGTGGTAGTGATGGTACATCAGGATCTTCAGGTACTTCAGGATCTAGTGGTTCTGATGGTACATCAGGAACTAGTGGTTCTTCAGGTTCGAACGGATCTAGTGGTACTAGCGGTTCTTCAGGTAGTGATGGTACTTCGGGTATATCAGGTGTTGACGGTACAGATGGTTCATCAGGAACTAGTGGTTCATCAGGATCAAACGGATCTAGTGGTACTTCAGGTTCAGACGGTTCATCAGGAACTAGTGGTTCTTCAGGAACTGCGGGTACATCGGGTTCAGATGGTTCTTCAGGAACTGCGGGTACTTCAGGTAGTGATGGTACGTCAGGTACAAGTGGTAGTGCGGGTACATCAGGTTCTTCAGGTAGCGATGGTACAAGTGGTACTTCAGGATCTAGTGGTTCTGATGGTACAAGTGGTACTTCAGGAACTAGTGGTTCAGACGGAACTTCAGGTACAAGTGGTACTTCAGGTACATCGGGTTCTTCAGGTTCGGATGGTACTTCAGGGGATAGTTTATTTGCTCTAACGGGTAGCGTTTGGGCAACAACAAATGACGTAGAAATTACTGGATCATTATCAATAACTTCCCAATTAGGAGTTGTTGATGCTAATATTATAATGACAGATAGTTCGTCATTATACATGACGAGTGGTTCAAACATATATGTTGACGGTGGAATAATAAGTGGAGCTTACATTTATGGTGATGGTAGTAATTTAATTAACATACCAGCATCAGGAGTTACAGGTTTACAATTAAATTTAATTAGTAGTGGTAGTAATACAGCATCTATTGATTTAGATGGTTTACATATTAACACCAATACATCAATTACAGGATCATTATATGTTGATGGTATTTTGACCGCGAAAGAATTACACATTGATTATGTAACCTCTTCAGTTTTATATACATCAGGTTCCACCAAATTCGGAGATACTTTAGACGATACACATAATTTTACGGGTTCAGTTAATATAACAGGTTCAATAACATTAAACGGACAAGCAATTGGTACCGGTAAATTAGATGAATCGGCGTTTAACACATATACAGGTTCAAATACATCACAATTTGCAGGAACATCATCATACGCGATATATGCAGAAAACGCAGTTATTGTTTCAGGTCAAACTAAAACATTAAATGTATCCTCAGCTTCAACAACATGGTCATTCAATCACAATTTAGGATACAAATATCCTGCAATTAACGTATTTGATGCAAGTGATAAAGTAGTAATCCCAACAGAGATTGAAGTTATTGATAGTAATAACTTAAAAGTATATTTTAACGAGGCTCAAACAGGTACAGTAATTGCTACTGTCGGTGGTAATGGTTCATCAGGTACTAGTGGTTCATCGGGTTCGGCTGGAACAAGCGGAACTTCAGGTTCATCAGGAACTGCAGGTACATCAGGAACAAGTGGAACATCGGGAACAAGTGGAACATCAGGATCTAGCGGAGATAGTTTATTTGCCGAAACAACACCTGGCACATGGACGACAACAAATGATGTAGAAATAACGGGATCGTTAAATATTACATCTCAATTAGGAATTACCGATAGTAATACAATAATGACCGACAGTTCATCATTGTATTTAACAAGTGGATCTAATTTACATGTTTTCAATGGTCTTGTTGATTTAACAAATAGTGATTTAGAAATTAACACAGGTGATTTAACTGTAAATAACGGAACAATTAGCGGTTCATTTACAGGTGATGGTGCAGGATTATATAATATCCCATCATCAGGAATTACAGGACTTAACTTAGATAGAATTGTTAGTGGTAGTGTAAGTGCATCATTAGCTGATGGAAAATTAAAAGTTAATACAGATGTAGTAATTGATGGTACAATCACAGCAAAAGAATTACGTATTGATTATGTAACATCTTCAATACTTTATCAATCAGGGTCAACAAAGTTCGGTGATACATTAGATGATAAACATGATTTTACAGGTTCATTACGTACAACAGGTTCAGTTATTATTGATGGAGATTTAACAGTACGTGGAACAACAACATTAACATCAACTGATCCATTAAGAGAATCACTTATTATATCAGGTGCAATGGCAATGATGCAAGCTCAAATTCAATCACAAATTATCTCTGCTTCAATATCAATGGGAGGACAAAACGTAATAACACAAGAACAAAATAATATTGTATTGGATTTAGGTGGTTTTTAAAAAAACAAATTAATAATAAAAATATATTACAAATAGATAGAAATAACTCGAAGATTGGTAAAAATTAAGTATTTATAAACTAAACAAACACAAAGTAGATGGCACAAATCATTAAACACAGGAGGGGTTCGATATCAACCCTCAAAAACACAACGGCAAGAAACGGTGAATTAATCATCGCAACCGGTTCGATTGGTAATTTACAAGGACCTTTTATATTTATTGGTTCTCCGGAATTATCGGATGAAGGAGTTGCAGGAGCATTTAGGGCAGCATCCAAGATTTATCAAGGAGCAAACGCACCATCAATTGCTGCTGGTACATATGGTTCAGGTTTAGATGGTGTACCATTCTACGCTACTGCCGAAAAGAAATTATATATATTAGACACCGGTATTGCTGGTAATACAACCATGAATTTGGTTGGTAACATTGAAGGTAATACTATCAGTGGTGTTACAATTACTAATTTAACAGGTACAACAGCAACGTTTGGTAGTCAAGTTAACGTTAGTGGTTCAATTAATGTTACAGGAAGTTTATTTATAAACGGTTCTGAATATACATCAAATAGTTCAGGAACTTCAGGTTCATCAGGATCTAGTGGTTCATCAGGAACAGCTGGTACTTCAGGATCTAGTGGTTCTTCAGGTTCATCAGGATCTGCGGGTACATCAGGATCTAGTGGTTCTTCAGGAACTGCGGGAACTTCAGGTTCATCAGGTTCTAGTGGGTCTAACGGTTCATCAGGAACTTCAGGATCTTCAGGATCTTCAGGAACTGCAGGTACATCAGGAACAAGTGGTAGTGATGGTTCATCAGGTTCTAGTGGGTCTAACGGATCTAGTGGTACTTCAGGATCTTCAGGATCTTCAGGAACAGCAGGTACATCAGGATCTAGTGGTAGTGATGGTTCTTCAGGATCAACAGGAACATCAGGATCTAGTGGTTCATCAGGAACATCAGGATCTAGTGGTTCATCAGGAACAGCAGGAACAAGTGGTTCTTCAGGTTCTAACGGATCTAGTGGTACTTCAGGATCTTCAGGATCTTCAGGAACAGCAGGTACATCAGGATCTAGTGGTAGTGATGGTTCATCAGGATCATCAGGATCGGCGGGTACATCGGGAACTGCAGGAACAAGTGGTTCATCAGGATCTAACGGATCTAGTGGTACTTCAGGATCTTCAGGAACTTCAGGATCTAGTGGTTCATCAGGAACGGCAGGTACTTCAGGATCTAGTGGTTCTTCAGGAACAAGTGGTTCTTCAGGTAGTGATGGTACTTCAGGAGATAGTTTATTTGCATTAACAGGTTCAATATGGTCAACAACAAATCCAGTAAGAGTTGTTGGAGCGGTAACCGCTTCAGTGGTATCGTCTTCATTTGTTGGAAACGGTGCAGGTTTATATAACATTCCAGCTTCGGGTGTAACAGGATTAGAATTAAATAAAATTGTAAGTGGTTCAGTAAGTGCATCTATCGCATCTGACGGAACATTCAGAGTAAATGGAGATACATTTATTGATGGTACACTTACAGCGAAAGAATTAAACATTACATTAGTATCATCTTCAGTTCTTTATCAATCAGGTTCAACCAAATTTGGTGACACACAAGACGATGTACATTCATTCACAGGTTCCGTTAACATCACAGGTTCATTAATGTTGAACGGTGTAACAGTTGGAACGGGTAAATTAGATGAAACAGCGTTCAACACATATGTTTCAGGTTCTAATTCTCAATTCGCAGGAACATCGTCTTACGCAATATACGCTGAAAACGCGGTTATTGTTTCAGGTCAAACTAAAACGTTAGTAATTGGTTCAGCATCGACAACATGGTCATTCAACCACAATTTAGGATACAAATATCCTGCAATTAATGTGTTTGACGGTTCAGATAAAGTTGTTATACCAACAGAAATTGAAGTTATTGATAGTAATAACTTAAAAGTATACTTTAATGAAGCACAAACAGGTACAGTAATTGCTACTATTGGTGGTAATGGTTCATCAGGAACAAGTGGATCAGGTGGAACTTCAGGATCTTCAGGATCAGCGGGTACATCAGGTTCATCAGGTTCATCAGGTTCAGCAGGTACATCAGGTTCTTCAGGAACAGCAGGTACTTCAGGTACATCAGGTTCTTCAGGATCAGACGGAACATCAGGAACAAGTGGTAGTAATGGTTCTTCAGGTACATCAGGAACATCAGGTAGTAATGGTTCATCAGGATCTAGCGGTTCTTCAGGTACAGCAGGTTCATCAGGAACTTCAGGATCTTCAGGATCTGACGGAACATCAGGTAGTAATGGTTCATCAGGAACAAGTGGATCTTCAGGTTCATCAGGAACTTCAGGATCTAGCGGTTCTTCAGGAACAGCAGGAACAAGTGGTTCTAGCGGTTCTTCAGGTTCATCAGGATCTTCAGGAACTTCAGGTTCATCAGGATCTAGTGGTACATCAGGAACTGCAGGAACTTCAGGATCTAGTGGTTCTTCAGGATCTTCAGGATCTAGTGGTTCATCAGGAACTTCAGGATCTTCAGGATCTGACGGAACATCAGGTAGTAATGGTTCATCAGGAACTAGTGGTTCTTCAGGTTCATCAGGAACTTCAGGATCTAGCGGTTCTTCAGGAACAGCGGGAACATCAGGTTCTTCAGGTAGTAATGGTTCATCAGGTACAAGTGGTTCAAGCGGTACATCAGGTAGTTCAGGAACAGCAGGAACTTCAGGATCTAGTGGTTCATCAGGATCAGCAGGTTCTTCAGGTTCTTCAGGTTCATCAGGAACATCAGGATCTTCAGGAGACAGTATATTCGCTTTAACAGGATCAGTTTGGGAAACAAACTTAAGTGTTAAATTTAACCAACCAGTAACTTCTTCTGTATTCACAGGTTCGTTCATTGGTGATGGTGCGGGACTTTATAATATACCAGCAAGTGGTGTAACAGGATTACAATTAGATAAGATTGCAAGTGGTGCGGTAACAGCATCGGTAACTGCAGCAGGTCTACAAGTAAATGCTAACACATCAATTACAGGTTCATTAACAGTAAGTTCAGGTTCAGCAACAATGTTAGGTGGTAATTTATTTGTATCAGGAAACTTACAAGTATTAGGTTCATCAACAAACGTAAGTATTCAATCAAATACAGTTGAATTAGGTGATAATATTATCTTAGTAAATGCTTACTCACCATTCCAAAGATACGCAGGTATTAGTGGATATGATTCAGGTTCAATAGGACAATCAGGTTCTTTACTATGGGACTCAGTAAATAATGATTGGTTAACAGTTGATGGTTCTAACAATTCAAGTAAAGTAATTGGAACGACCGCAGGAACATTAGGAAGTGAAACAAGTTTAACAAGTGGAACATTCCCAATTGCATCTTCTGACAACACAATCGGTGATAGTTTATTGAAATATAGTGGAACAACATTACAATTCAATACAGATAAATTCACAGTTGAATCGGTATCAGGAAACACAGTGGTAGCAGGTACATTAAAAGTATCAACTAACGGTAATGACTTGATAAGTAGTACAAGATCAAATGTTACATTTAAAAATGCTAACGACATATTTGGTGAAGTACCGACAACAGATACAAGTGATGTGGTGACTACAATATTAGGTTATAAAACCTCAGATGGTAGTTTAACATTCACAAATACAATAGACGGTGGAACGTTCTAAAAAAACGTAACAAAAATTAAAAGGAAGACCTAAAAAATCTTCCTTTTTTTTTATCTTATTAAGAAATTAAACTATTTATAGAGTACTATGGGAATACAATTTACAGGAGGACTAAAAATAGTCCCAAATATTCACAATGGAACGTTTACACCAACTCCAACACCCGCACCAACTAATGTTGTAACAAATACACCTACTCCTACACCATTACCGGCAACAGAAACACCAACACCTACACCAACAAATACAGAAACACCATTACCGGCAACAAGTACACCAACTCCTAATCCAACCGATACCCCAACACCACAACCTACTAGTACAGAAACACCATTACCGGCAACAAGTACTCCTACACCACAACCAACTAGTACCACTACACCATTACCGGCAACAAGTACACCACAACCAACATCAGTATCAACTAGTACACCAACACCAACACCATCCGTACCATCTTGTGATATTACATATAATGTAGTACCATTTGATATGACTTGTGACATTACATATATTATAATACCATTTGATACAACATGTGATATAAATTACGAAATAACAACAATTTAATATAAAAATAAAATGTCAATAACGGTTCAGATATTAACAACAAATTATAGTGGTGAAACTGCTACAATTACATTTTCACCCTGTAGTGGAGGAACGATCAATTTAGGTTCACATGTTATTCCATACAATTATATTAGTGATAACTATTTGGGAGATTACTCATTATACTTTACTGGTTTTAGTCAAACATGTACTTTCAGTATACCTTGTGCAACCGCAACACCGACACCAACGGTAATTGTTGCAACCGCCACACCAACACCATTACCTACAGATATACCAACACCTGTACCAACAGATACACCATTACCTACAGATATACCAACACCTGTACCAACAGATACACCAACACCGACAGATATTCCAACACAAGTACCTACAGCAACACCGGAACCAACAAATATACCAACAGCGGTACCAACTGATACACCATTACCAACTAACGTACCAACTAGTACACCAATACCGGCAACACCGGTACCAACAGATGTACCAACTAGTACACCAGAACCAACAATAGAGCCGACTAATATTCCAACTAGTACACCAATACCGGCAACACCGGTACCAACAGATACACCATTACCAACAAATATACCAACAGCGGAACCTACAGCAACACCATTACCAGCTACAGCGGAACCAACAGCAGAACCTACAGCAACACCAACAGTAACACCTTTACCGGCAACACCTTTACCTACTAACGTACCAACTGATACACCTTTACCTACTAACGTACCAACTGATACACCTTTACCTACTAACGTACCAACTGATACACCTTTACCTACTAACGTACCAACTGATACACCTTTACCTACTAACGTACCAACTGATACACCTTTACCTACTAACGTACCAACTGATACACCTT